GACCCATACAGAAGCTCTTCAATTTTATAATTGAGGAGGAAGCCATACATGGAAGTGTTATATAGAGGCAATGATATTACGTCATTGGTTCGTCTTATGATGGATGAATACAATGATAGATATCACCTTGAAGCATTCAAAGATTCTAGCGTATGCGAAAGATACGCTTGGATTAGAGAATCCGCTATCAGGGCTGCCAAAGACATAACAGATATGATGTACACCTAAACTGTATTTCATTCCATCAAAATGTATAGCTTATCTTCTTCCACTCATGGTTGTATGGGGACCATGGGTTTATTTTTTGTCAATAAAAAAATAAAACACCAAACCTATCAAGGCTTGGTGTTCTTGAACTCTACTACTTGTTTCAATCCTGGTCTTTGTAGCCAAGCATTGATATCAGCCATCCTCTTATTCAGTATCTTCCGTACTTCATCATGTATAGTTTTATCATTCATAGGAACTTCGGTACATGATGTAGCATACTTGAGGAAGATCTTCCTTTTAGAGGTATAGTAGTATCTAAGGGTCTGGAAGCCTGTATCTACAAAGTCAAAGTATCTTGTATTGTCTCCTCTGGTTCTACCAAGGGTTTGTTGAGTCAATACAGGAGATTTGAATGGTTCATCCAGTACAAAGGTATTAGACAACCCATGAATATCCATAGCAGTGCCAGCAGACTTGGTTGTACTTAATATGATCTTATTCTCCAGCTGTTTTCTTTTTTCTTCTTTAGGAACCAGAGAGGAGAATATACCAACAGACACCTCCGGATAATAGAAATGTAACCAATTATACGTCATCTGTATAGCATAGTTAGTTCCAATATAGATGAGAGACTTACCATTGTCTGGAGTCTTATTCAGTGCTATATCCATTACTATGTGGAGGAGTTGGTAGTATACTGGTTTGGTAACTAGATAGTTTGCATACCATATCAGATTGAACCCGTAAGCATTTCTAGATGCATCACTTTCCATAGGAGTTGGATGACTATTGAACTGAATTGCTATATACTGAGTATGTGGATCTTTATCCTCATTGAACAAGTTGATCTTAGGTATGTTCTTATAGGATAGCTGATAGATCTTGTTCTCATTCATATCTGATCTAGCAGGAGTTGCTGTAAGATAGAATGTCTTCCATGTATCTGAGAAGAAGTCTATCATAGAGATAGAGTCTATATATAGATGAGCTTCATCAAAGATCTTGATACCACATCTAAGTTTGATGAACAATTCTCTCAATGCTGGGTATCCATACTTATTAGCATATGAACTCAATGTATCATGAGAACAGAGATAGTACTTTATCTTGTTATGATTGGTCATACCATTCATAAGCTTAGCTATAGAAGCAGAACCTGCTATAATATATACTTCATTAGGTCTACAATCTGTATATTCGAGTATTCTCTCTTTCCACTGATTGATCAACTCTAGTGAGTTTGCTATCATCATAGTCTTTACACCAAAGATGGCGGATACTATGATAGCTAAGAAGGTCTTACCCTTACCAGTATTCAGGTTAAGGAATAGCTGAGAAGCTCTTCTATTTCCCTCGTACTTTCCTTGACCAACACAGAAGTCTACAGCCTCTTCTTGGGTTTCATCCCTAGGAAGATACTTGATCTTTACATGCATTTTATCATAGGGGTCTGATTGTACTTTATGAAAGATATCTTCTCCAAAGGCTCTTGTAATATAGAAGAAGTCTATACCTGATGGGAGGTATAGATCTTTGTTCTCTTTATCGTAGTAGATACCTTTGAAGTAGTACTTGTGGTATAGTTTATCGTAAAGGGAGAATAACCTCTCTAATCTAGGCTCATCTCCCATATCGTAGTTGTGGATAATGATACAAGTCTTACGGACTTCTATCTTATTATACACTTTATTGGTATCATACATCGTATACTCTCCCTAATATCTAATGATGTATCCCTTACTTTATGGGTATGGTATAGAATAGATTATGTATAGCGGATAAGATAGCTATAGAGATAATCGTGTATACTAGAATCGTTATGGTTATAAGAAGACCAGGACGTTCTTGTATAACTTTATCGAACTCTGAGTTGCATATCAAGGTAAACAACAGATCTGCTATATGGAATAGCATAAACATCAAACCTATTGCAAATATAATGGTCAATATCGACTCTCTGTTCATCATACTCTATACCTCCCTCTTCTTACAGATATATAGTATACGATCTAGTTACAGAATACACTCTGTATGGATATGAAGATTATCATAGCAATTGTTATGTAGAATATCATACTCATAAAGATTATTATGGCAGCATGGATGTCTGATATACCAAGTAATGTCTTATTCTCCAATAAGTCTTCTACGAATGTATTGAGTATTCTAAGTATGGCTAGTAATATAAGTACACACAGTATGGCTAGTAAAAGTGCAAGACCTACATGCATTGCTATACACCTCCTTTATAATAAGTTACAAAAAAGATCTACATAGGTAGACCTTTCTTATACGAAGACTCCTCTACCATTACTAGAATGATATTGAAAGTCTTCATATATTAGACAAAGAACAATGCTGCGAAACCGGCAATTGAAGCACCAAGACCAACAACCACCAGAATATTTGTGACAATGTTCAGTTTGAGATCAATCTCAGCAAGCTTGGGACCAATAGCATTATCGACAATGCCGTATGCTGCTGCAACAGAAGCCATTCCCATCCATTTGGGAAGGTCTTTTGTAGCCAGAGCAATGATCCCGATTTCGCTCAGTATCGCAAACATCAGAAACAATGCAACTGTGCCAACCCAATGAGCGACACTGTTCTTGGTGATGAGCTTCATGATGTAGTATGCAAATACCGCATCACAGATGTAAAATAGATAGAAAACAGCTGAATCCGATGACATGATTAAAACCCCTTTTCTTTAATAGATAGAATCTAGGCTTATCCTAGAACAGAAACCAAATGATGATGGAACCGTGCCAATACCCATAGCGAGATGATAAGATAGATATATCCCTCCGCTATAAGCAATGGCAGTTTGTGGAAGTCACATCTGTCGTACAGGCTCTTGACCTTCAATACAAGCAGCAAAGCTGCTGGAACAGCAACAATTGCCAAGTGGGCTAGCCCAGTTGTATTGATGAATGCAATGTCGTACGTCATGTAAGTAAGAATACCTACGGATGCGACCACTGGAATATTGCTCAAAGTGCTTTCCTTGAGTTCATCCCATTTTGTGATAACTGCTATGGCACTTACATTAGCAAATACCATGACTGCTATCAAGATAATACCTGTTATGAGATCCATAGTTTAAACCCCTTTCTCCTTTTTATTTTGAATCTCTATTCAGGTCTATAGTATATAACTATCATATCGAACTATTACAAAAAAGAAATCTCTCTATGGGAAGGTATCCCATAGAGAGTGTATTATTGGTTATCTTAGTCTAGTTCTGTCTTCTCTTGATTCTTAAGCTTCTCAAGAAGAGCTTTAACATTCTTAGGTCTAGGACCATCATGATCCTTAATGAATAGAACTGGAGACTCTCCAGGTTGAATAGTAGACTGGTTAGTCTCATCCCATATCTCATGATCTGCATTAAGGAACTTCTTAGGTTGTCTTAGGAAGAATGGATCAAAGATAGAGGGCTGTATCTTTCTGAATGACATTGGAGAATACAACGCCTTTGCAAGTTTCTGATAGAGTAGAGTGATAGCAATAGATGGATTATCCGTCAATGCCTCATTCAGTGTGAGAATCTCATACTCTTCATCTGGATTCAACCAGTTAGGCTTCTCCAACCTACTATGAGCTGATACAACCTGATTAGCCAAGATGACTTCCAGATGGATACTCATACAATGAATACCACCCTTCTTGACTATAGCCAAGAGTTTCTCTAAGAGATGATCCTTACTATACGACTTGGTTACCTCTTTCTTATTGACAAGATCGATGAACACATCAAGATTCTTGCCAATATCATTGTTCTGTACTTTGATATAGAATAAGGTCTTATCTTCAAGCATAGAGAATGGAACTACTATAGATTCATCATCTTCTGTCTCATCCTCTTTATTCTTCTTACTGAAGATCTCTCTGATAACTTCTACTAAGTCTGTAGCAAGATACATCTTAGCTTCTGCACTATCTGGATCTGGCTCTGATCCAATATGAATCAGTTCTCCAGATGGGGTCATTACATCAAAGCTTGTAAGGAACTCATTATAGAATGGGCCTTCATCATCTAACGAATGAGCATCATTAGAATAGAAGCTATGCTGGAAGAACTCATCATCATTCTCCAATTGAATTTCTTCTGGGTTGATTACAATAGAGAATCCTTCCATTGCTTCTGATGTAGCTTCCATCAGTTTGATAGAGTTGGTTTCTACCCCAAAATACTGTTTGAAGTTACCATTCCATCTGATTACATCAATCAGTGTCTCTAAGAGATGCTTAGCAGACAGTCTCTTCTGTATATACTGAGAAGAAATCAGTTCAGTTGCTATACGACCAATATTGATATCCTTGTTGGTATGAGCAAGCAACCCATAGCAGTGATAGCATACACCTTGCCCTTGAGCCATAGAAGCACAAGTAATAGGACTTCTCAGATAGATATATTTACCAATGAGGAATTGACTCTTCTCATCAATGATATACTCTTGCCCATTGGGAACTAAGCGATAGTATCTATCTATCAATCGTTTTAATACATCCTTGTTCTCTATAAGGATATACATAAAGTTCTTAGTGCCACAATCGTAGTCTGGATCTGGATGTAAGAAGGAGTTGATATTGTTTAACCCTAAGATACGAGAGAACCCACCAGATTCTCCAACGTTCTTCTTAGAGATAATCTGAGCAACACGAGATGAACCAGAATCAATCAGCTGATATACCGGGTTATTCAGTCCACCATTGATATATGAGTGGTTGATGATCTCATGGTAGATACTTCCTTGACCATCTGGCTTGGTACCAATATTATAATGGTTCTCTTTATACTGTCGTATATTGATGCCTTCTTTGGCAGCAAATGGATTACGCAAGCAATGCTCATATCCCATGATATCTTTAGAATCCATGATGATATCGATTGCTTTATGGACGATATCCATACCAGCATCTTTTACGTTCTCAATCGGAACCCCAGAGAGATCACAATGGATAAGCTGTTCAAACTCAGGAGATGCTGCCATGAGATCTATATCATCTTCTAGGTTAAGGGTATTGAGAAGATAATAAGAGAAGTGATCTATGTCTACAAACATACAAAGCATATCTGCAATGACGTTATTCAAAGTTTTGTTGTCTATTTTAAGCCTGTTAGGCATGATTACGAACTTATCTACGTAATCTTTCACATCATCTGCAGTAATTGTCTCTTTGATCAATACATGGTACGGTTGAAGTTTATCCCCTAATGCTACCAATGGATGCCAAAGGATAACGTTAAAATACAGATCAGGAACAGTGATCCTCATAGTGGGAATCTTCTTAGAATCAAACTTGAGTGTTACCATACACTTCTGTACCTGATCTAACTCTATACCATCTTTCATGATATTGAGCAATCCATTATAATGTGCATGCCAATCTGATAGAGTTAGGTTAGATACATCAACAGTTACAGGTTTATTCTGTGCTATTGGGGCATACATGAAGTAGTTTCTCAAATTCTCCAACATTCTCTTGTTCTCCTTTTATAGTTTCCCCTTAGTTGTCCTAATTTGCCCATACATGGGACAATTTAATACTTTGTATCACATCCTTTACAATTCTATAGTGTATAACTCTAGATAAGAATAGGGGAGTACTCGTATGAGTACTCCCTTGTATATTATCTCACTCTAGTATATACAGTAGGAGTCCAGAAGTAGTACATCTTAGACGTTGTACCATCTTCTATGAATGATCTAGTAAGAACTCTTGTCTTGCGTTGGTTCTTTAATACCCATTCATTAGACTCATAATGGTATAAGTTGGCAGATTCTGTATTGTATACATAAGATACCAACTCTGGTTTCTTCTTAGTAGACTCATCACTGTTTCTACAGAGTGCTAACTTGACGCACATATCTGCAGCGATGACCCTATTGTTATCCTTATCTACTTTGAGATTCTGTCCATAGGAGCCAGTCTCATAAGCATAGAATATACCTCCACCTTGAGGGCCATCATCTCCCTCTCCAGATATGAGTTTATCTACTTTAGTGGTAAACTCAGTAATCTTAGATGTGGACAGATCTTTCAGGATGGTTATATTATCATTGGTCTTAGATATAGCATCCTTTATACTCTGCTCTGCATAAGACTCCATCTTCTTTAGCTCTTTATTAGCAGTTTCAGAATAAGCTCCAGCTTCTTTAAACTTAGTCTGCAATGAAGGAGATAGAAGCTCCCATCGTATCTTTTGTTCTACGGTATACATTCTCTATCTCCTTTCTTACAGTATATAGGTACCAGTACCAATACCAGGTTTGATATAGTATACCAACCTATTCAGTTTCTTATTGTATAAGAACGTATGAGGAGTAAGATACTTACCTATATCTCCAACAGGTTCCCATTTATTGGTAGTAGAGTTATAATCGTAAGCTTTACCATTATCTAATCTATAGATCAACCCATCATCAAAGACATACTGTTGCTTATCTATCCTAAACTTAATTTTATTGGATCTGGTCATAAAGCCCATACGAGATGTAGTTCTAAGCATAGTCTTTATGTTATCATACATCTCTTGAGACCAAGAACCTGGTTTAGAATCAGGTATAGAGAATCTAAAGGTTAATGTGGGGTCATCTGTTGTTATCTCTGCTTGTCTAGGAGACATAGGAGTTGTTCTACATTCTAAAGAGTCATAATTCTTAACTACTGTGATATAGGTTATGGGATTATCTACAGCAAGCTTATGCCCAGCAAGCTGACTCAGATTATTGATAAAGAACTGAGTACTGTTTCCCATATCATATATGAGGCCCCACCAGAATTTAGTATCTATATAGCTTGGATTGATAGCATCTGTCATCTTACTTTCGGGTTCGCCATACTCTCCAGCAGCTCTAACTACTGTCAGAGTATGCTCCACATTATTCTTATCCTTCATATATCCTACTACGATACCAAAGTTGTCATCATCTTTACCAGTATCGCATCTTAATCTCATCATCCAAGATGTAGGCCCATCATATGGTATAACAAACCCAGCAGTAGGGAATGAGTCTACAGTACATGCTATCTCTTTAGTATCCTCTTTATATACCCAAGCACCCTTGGTCTTATCAGTAAACTGAGTAAAGTTAGGATTTGCTAGATTCTGCCCATCTAATCCAGTATGATCCCAGTTTGAGTTATCCAGCATACCAGTAGATGACCTATTAAAGTGGGCATATCTATACCAAGTATCAAATACCTCTTTAAGTCCAACCTTAGTAGTTTGACTCATAGTATCAAACTCTGATTGATTGGTACAGATCTTTGCCTCTTCGAACCCATCATGAGAGAAGATCTCTTTACCCTTATTACCATTTACTTTGGCATACTGACCATAGAACCCACTACTTATAGCAGAAGTAGTACCCTCTTTAGTAAAGTCATACTTACTCCCATCTGTTGCACGAGGAATAGTGGGTATAGTAGATGCTTTCTTTTTTATCTCAGAGAACTTTGTTTCTACCTCTTTGATGATAGTATCTATGGTGTTATTCTGTTCAGTGATTTGAGGAGAGTAAGAGTCTATAGTTTCTTTAATCTTATCTACTCTTTCTTTCAATCTCTCAGCATTAGTAGAGAATTCTCCCACCAGAGACTGCAATGATGGGGATAAGTTTTCATATCTAACTTTTCTATTTAAATCAAACATGGCTATCCTCCATCATCTCATTTACCAAACGTTTCCATACCAGTCCACAATCTAAGATGAAGCTCTCCACTTAATAGATATTCATCTTTAATAGGGGTTGTGTTTGGCACATTAGTTGGTAATAGATAAGATATAGAACTATTTCTGGGATCAAATTCTATATTGCGGCTATTAATATACTCAAATTCATCCATATACCATATCATATACTTTACAGTTGGGTCGATTCTACGTGTAGATTTCCCATATTTAAAGTCTATAACATTTCTCTCTGGTATATACTCGCTATATCCAGGTTCATTGAAGTAGTTCTTGGTAAGCTGATCAATATATTTTTTCCTAAACCCAGTATCTCCTGGAGATACAAGGTCTAGATCTACTTCGTTTCTACCAAATATACCAGATATAGAATAGTCGTATATAGAGTGTATATCATACATATCGTTATATCTTCCTATATTTAGTGCCAGGTTAATATTAGGGCGTTGTATTTTCAGTATATCATTTGGTGTTATCTGTTTATTGCCCATAATGAGTGGAGCACTAGTAATAGTTAGAAAATGTGGGCTCAATACATTATTTTGTAGATCGGACATAAACTTTATGTTGAAATCTTTCTGGTATATAACATAAGATACCGCACTATCCAATATATTATTATACCTACCAGATACAAGATCGTCATAAGATATAGTCATAGTTCTTGACGGAACAGGATTTATAGCTTTCGTAGAGTATGGTGGAAACGTTAGGTCCTTGAAGTTAAATATATTCTTGTCGAAGATGTTTACTGTAAGCTTGGGGATATATAGGTCTGATGGGCTGCTATTAGCCTCGTTTATAAACTTCTGATCAAGGTTTATAAGCACATCTTGCCCATACCCAGTTTTAATGATACGATTAAGTTTACTCTTATACACCCCGATTACAGATCCGCCAAGATATCGCCTGTTTGGATCAGTATTAGATTCTCTACGCATATATAGCTTAGGATATATAAAAAACTTTCCTATATCTACAAAGTCTCCTTCATTCCTTCTAAGGGTTTCTCGTGTTGGAAGAGTATTACTTACAGGAGGTTTTGGAGGTTTGATAGGAGCTGTTACTTCTGGCATCAATAGAGAGGGATCATATTTGATCTCTCCTATATTACCTATAATCTTTCCTATATCCTCTATACCAGTATTAACCAATCTGTTTATAAGAGTCCACTTACCATCAAAGCAGTAGAAGTATAGGTTCTTAGTCAATGGGTTTAAATAGAAGCTTCTATTAGTAAGATACTTAGAGAAGTACTCTGTTATCTTATCCTGATCTTCTATATCTTGCCAAGTTGTTCCATTGTAGATAAGAAGCTTTCTCTTATCTAGATCAAATGCTGCTTGTACTCTCTTAGAGTTTACCCCATAATTCTCCGCTATCTTCTTAGGAGTTAGAGCAGTAAGCTGATTCTTCTCTTGAGTAGAGATATTGCTGTATACTAGTATGACGTCAAACCCATTGTCTCCGAATAGAGTCTTATTACTTGGATCTACCTTTCCGAATTGACCACTTTCTCCACTCATCAGTTTAGCAGTGGTTTGACCAGAAGCAGACTTTAAATTATTAATGATTTCTTTCTTCTTCTGTTCTATAACTACATTGGTTTCGCTAGACTCTGTAGTTATCTTTGTCTTGAGTGTATCTATCTTAGTACCTATAGTGCTTGTACTACTATCTACTAGAGAAGTGATACTCTTCTTTGCTTCTTCTATAAGTTTCTGTAATTTTGATACTCCTGCAGTTGCTGTGGTGAGTCTATCTTGAAGGCTCTTAGATAACTGCTCATAAGTAACCTTATGCTCTGGATTAAATGCCATCACACGTACCTCCCTCTTAAATTTACTCTATTGTCGTACTACAAAAAATAATAGGGCAACTGGATAAGACCAGTTGCCTAATCATCATCTTCATTACTTTCTATTCTAGTAAACCGTATAGGAGTTTTTAGATTGAGTGTGATAGTCTTGATATAGAAGAACACATCTGGCATTCTCTTTCTAAACCCAGGATCTCCATGTACCCAGGTTTTGCTCTTTATGAAGAAGCTATAGTTCTTCTTATCTATAGTCTTATCTCCTGGAAGATAGTGGGTCTTAGGTTTCATCTTATTTGTATCGCTAATGGTTCTCTCAAACTTTATAAGTTTGATCTTTAAGCAATGGATACACCCATCACATGGTGAGGCATAAGAAGATATGTGTATCCCATAGTCGTATACATACAAGCATGGGATATGCATCTCACTCTTGTTTATATACTTATTGTAAGATAAAGAGGTTATGTACTTGATATACTTAGCCATATACCTTACAACCAGATCTGTAGATATACCTCTAGACGACATAGCAAACCCGTTTAGTAGAACTTCTAAGTTATCGAATAGATTGCCTACAACAGCCTCTTCATCCTCGATATCTGTTAACCCACCACGTAGTAGAGATATACTATCCCTATCTATATCAGGTATATTATTCTCGTATATCAGTGCCATAATACACCTCCTTTCTTTACAACTTCTCTTCTATCTTCTCCATACTCTCCCCATAGAGTGTTATAGGTCTGACAAGTCTTAGACGGAATCCCCTCTTCTCTGGGCGGATATCTCTATAGCTATAATCAAATCCAGAGAAGCAGTCTGAGCTCTTAACACCACCAAACCCAAGATCTGGAGTTATAGTTGTTGGAGCTATAGGCTTCCTATACTTGTTTATTACCTCCATAAGATCATCGACATGAATGTCTTCAGATGGTGAGATCTCCATACCAATGACTCCTGTACAAGAAGCATGTTTAGGACAGATAAACAAGGAGGTCAATTCTGCCGTATAGCTGTCAGTGAGAGTTAAGATATGTCTATGGGTGTAATAGCTTATGTCAGCAGCCATTATCGGATTAGCATTCAGTGTAGTGCTAATATTAGCATGATTATACTGCTTGATCTTAGATCCTGCAAAGGCGTGGTCATATTGCCCATACATGAGATTCAGCACATACTCTAACTCCTTCTTATTCTTCTTTAGCATAAGCTCCTTAGTAAAGGTATTAGCTATAGAATGCATAGTATTGAAGTAGTTGTATAGCAGACTGAATATATCATCATACAATACGCCATCTTCTGGCTCTTTATCTATAGTAGGCATCTCCCACTTGCTAGATATCTGCATATCCAGTTTTATTCTGCGCAGATTGTACCGTATAGGCCTAGAATAGACTTTATTTCCTTTAGAATCTACCCCTCCATAGATTAACATAACTCTTCTTCACCTCCTTATACTACACCCTTGGTACCATTAGCATGGATAATAACTGGATGTTTAAACTTTATCTTGTGGAAACGCACAGCATTGCCTAACTTAGTAGGCCTTGTAGAACGTATACTATCATCATCAACACAAGCAATCTTACTATCACTATATGAAACATTTGTCTCGTAAGTTATGCATTTAGGACGATAAGATTGCATATAGTTGCTGGTATGTTGTTCATTATACATCAACTGTATAGAATCTACAACCCTTGTTTGCCGATACCATATATCCCAATTTAATATAGTCGACGCAGTAAATGAAAGGTTATTCTCTTTGGCAACATACCTACTTACCACCATTGGCACGTCTATATAAATACGCTTTATTCGGCGAATAATGGGAAAAGCATGACAGACTCTATTGGATAGTGCTGATACACTGACGGATAGATAGTTGACTCCAAGTCTCTTTCCACCATCATAGTCGCATACGTTATCATCATCTAGCTTACTAGTATCCACATAAGAAGATAAGGCATCGTAATATAGTCTATACATTGCATGTATATACTTCATATTTGCTCTTATATAGGCATCAGAAGATATACGTCTTGCTTTGTATCTATTCTTATCAGTCATTATAGCTACAAGATTAGATAGTTCTGATGCATCATAATTATAGATAGACTCATCCTCATCATAGTCTTTATCACCATACACACTATTCATCTTAGTACCACTAAGAATGAATCTATAGCATCTATTGGTAGATCTATCTCCAATGCCACTTTCCATCTTATATACTTCCATATTACACCTCTCTCCTCCTTACTCTTCATCCTTCATAGTCTCTAAGACTATAGTAGTCTATACCCTTAAACGTTCTCTTCCTTAAGAACAGAGGCCTATGTAGTTTGACCTTAAAAGGCTTGATCTCCTTTTGTCTAGAAATACACTTACCCTCTTTATACAGGCGCCTTGGATCATCTTCTGCATAATACTTTGGTAATAGAAGCTTCTTTCCTACATAGGTTAGAGATTCTGATTTATGGAGTATATGAATAGAAGATACCATTATCATACACCCACTATCTTCATCTGAAATAGGATTGTGCAATATACGTATACTATCCGTCTTATAAGACGATATAGGATTCATACCTAAATGCATAGTGATACGTCCAGTAACATCCTTTGGAACAGATATAGTATAGCTGATATAATCTAGACTTGCTGAATGCATGGTGTCTAGAATACCAGATGGCACTCTATTATACATAGACTGTGTTCTTGCATAATACTGCATAGCATCATATACACATCTTATGAGATAGCTTATAAGCTTTCTATTCTTAGAGTATACGTGCATAAAGTTGAATCCATTTGCCATAGCATGACAATTATCACTATATCTATCATAGAGTATAGTCTTCATGATACCAGATATAGCACCAAGATTACACATACTCTCTCCATTACGATCTGCTTCTATAGCTTCTTTCTTAACTTTGCTATGAAACATACGTATGCCAAGGGAACTAATATAATGGGTTCTGTTATTAGTAGTATAGACAAGTGCCATAATATATACCTCCTTTCCTATTCTCTCATTAGCCAACTACGTATAAATCCACCATAGAATGGATTAGTAACCTTTAGTGGCGTATGGAGTTTAAAATTAAACTTCTTCCTGGCATTTGTAAGATAATGAATGTATTCTTTATCCTCAGTATCTTCTGATACCATTCCAAGTATAGGTCTCTTGCCAAGTTTACCTCCATATGAAGTAACAGTAGGAGCCCCATATACAACAGTAACTGTTGCTCTTATACTGTCTATTATCAACTGCCTACCATAATTTGCATACTTCCTAAACTCATCCATTGTATCCATATACCTATCATCCACAGCACCTATCTTAGCACCAAGGTTTATCCTTGGCCCATCTAGACTACTTGGATTGAATGGATACTGTGTATATCCACACATATTTGTATAGTTATGAGGGCCTATAGATTCCAATGATATAGATATCTCTGTCTCATTAGTTATTATAGCAGTATCATAAGAATGAGTATACTTGTAGGTGTTTACCCCATACTCTATATTGGAGAATATGCCCTCCAATAAGGTACCATATGTATATAACTCACTAAGGCAGTCATATTCTTTACTGCCGAAATGATCTTCATAGTATATATAGGTATCTAGTAGAGAGTCTGCAAGTATACTATACAACTGCAGCATCTGTATATACTGATATACAACTCTCTTTAAGATGGCATAAGAGGGGAAATAAGAACAGTCTCTTGGCTCATGTAATACAGAAGCAGAATCCCATAGATCTGAATACAACAGATATCTATACTGATAGACTTTATCGGATATTCCCTCTATATCATCTACAGGTAATAAGGATCTATCTCTTCTTAGTTTAGAATAGTAATCTCTAGAAGTAGTATAGAGTCTTCTGCTATCTTTTATATACTCTTTATCTTTCCTTGTAAGAAACTGGTTTACGTATATTTGAGCCATTGTCTTATCTCACCTCTCTTTCTATCTATATGAGTCTATCTTCTTATAAGGCTTAACAAATCTGATAGGATGATCTAGAACTTTGACTGGGAGAAATCTATCGAATATGCATAGCCTTTTCATAGAAGACTTCTTATCATATGAGCTATTTGGATAACCCATAGCCTCTCTTCTAAGAATCTTAGGTTGTGCAAGTATATTCTTATCATCATTACATGTGATGGTAATATACGATATCATATTGTCAGTAGGGCTAGTATATATAGTATTAGTATTGGGTATTATACATAGATAGCCACGTTCTAGTGTAGAGCCACACTCTGGCCTTACTACTGCCACTACAACATCTGGCTCGAACTCTAGATCGTATATATTACTTAGATGGACCACTTTTGTTATAAAGTGAGAGAGCGTGGCATTTATACTCTTCATATGCTGTCTATACAATACGTTACGGGTAACACTTCTAGATGTAGAATCTCTTTCATTGAGTATCGCACTAATCATCTTAGCCAAATCTATATTCCAATCAGATCGATCACTATCTTCTGGATGAAAGAACTTTATTAGAAACTCCTCCATCTTTGCTACATTATATGAGCTTGGGGCTCTATATACGTCAGCTTGATAGAAAGACCCATATTTACTATCAATAGTAAAATAGGACTTAGTTCCAATAGTTTCATCAGCTCTTTTGCTAGTATATACTTGCATGCCTACTTATCACCTCACTTATGACAAAAATATATGGAAGAGGTTTGAACCTCTTCCATATGTATCTTGTTATTTACGTACAGATTAACGAATCGGACGAGTCATGTCGAAGATCTTCGGCGTGAGCTTCATGATACGACGCTGGCTGACAACAGCATCACGACGTACACGGTTGCCATACTTGCGATAGAGCTTCTGAAGAAGCTGACGCTCGCGAATACGGTTCTTGCGGAGAGCCTCCCAATCGGCATCTCCCTCTTCCTTACCCTTCTGCAGGCAGAGCAGATGGATACGACGGTTCATATCATCATTACGATTCAGACGAACAACCGAACGCTTACCAACAACTCCAGCCTCAACAAGGTTCTGGAACTCATCAGACTCCATATATACCTTGCGCTGCTCATCATTCATCAGATTGGCCTCGAGAATGATCATGTTCTCGAGCATGGCCTCGGTATCATGGATACCATTCGTACCATCATCTTCACCTTCAAATCCCTCATTGATGGGATCATCAAACGAGAACTGAGCATCCTCATCGAGGAAAGAAGTATCTTCGTTAAGGTTAACCTGCGAAGCTTTTCCAAAATACATACGTATTACCTCCTATATAGGATTTTTATTTTAGCTATAGCCTTAGTCCTGCCTATAGGGGCAGAATTTATATGTATGTTGGAGAGTCAGGTTTTAACCTGTGGGTATATCTAATAAACTACACCCTTAACAATATTTGATGATGGCATACGCACTGGTTTGAATGTAAACTTATCTAATACGTCTACCACGCTTACTGTAGCAGCAACAGACTTATAGTCACGACTTGGTTTCATAGTGGTAGCGCAAAAGTAGTCTGTTTTGCTACCATAAGAACAATGTAGAGGAATATTGCATTTACCGTAGTATTCAGCCAAATTATGTTCTCTATGTCTATCATATACCTTTGCTATACCCGCTTTGTATGTATGATACTTAGTGTTATCATCATATATCCTAAATACAGATCTAACCATATATCGTTTGTTATTCAAGTCTACACACTCTGATCTTCTATAGGTATATCTCTGATTCTGCATAGAGTAGATTTGTTTGGTATTACCAATGTTAGAGATATGGTAATAGGAAGACTTACCAAGAGACAGATAAGCCTTATATACCTTTTTAAGCTGTCTGTATCTGAGCCTATAATTTAAGGCTCTTGCTTCTCCACTACTAACTCCCCATAGTATAGGAGTATACCATTGGTAGTATAATCCAATATACTTTGTAGATAGAGGTATATCAGGTATACCAAGTCTGATGTATTCATTTATAGTATCCATATCATCCATGAAGTGGAATACTAACCTTAAAGTTCTTATATTTGGCATGACTCTATAATTCAGTCCATCGTATATTTCGGCCATACTATTGATTACCTCCTTCCATAGATATAGTATACAACCAAACCCTTATATACTTAGATACTATAAATTTGAAAGCATAAGAAAACTACAAGTAACTTGGATATATAGAGAAGAGGAGTATATGGTATGTCTTATAATGGAGAACTGTTTGGGTTAGATTATGATATCCCAACAGGAGAGTTGATAGATAAGTATAGAGAGAATATGGTGGGGATCATGTCTAGGTTGTGTCCTAGACTACACTTATCTGAGGTAGAAGAGGCTGTAAACTATGCTATAGCAACCAGTTATGCCTCCGGAAAAGAGAAAAATACCCATGCTGTGAAGGTTCATAACAACTATACAAAACGCACAGCAGAGATGGATATACTGTCTCTTAGTAATGATATACTGAAGTCTAAGCCTATCATGACTACACAAGGTGTATTATTTGCCAGACATGGTACGAAAAAGAATCCATTCTATAACTTCATTCAGTATCTACTTGATAAGAGAGATCAAGCTAAGAAAGAGATGAAGAAGTATCCTAAGGGATCTGAGGAGTTCAATGCATGGAACCTTAAACAGCTAAACTATAAAGTCTCTTGTAATGCTCTATATGGGTGTGCTGGTCAGTGGTCTTCTATCTTCTATAACTTGTACCTCTGTACAGCAGTTACTGGTCAGGGTCGTGGATGTATCTCAGCATCGATTACCATGTTTGAGGGCCTATTGGCCAATAATATGAAGTTTGCCAATCTGACAGAAGTTCTACAGTATATAGAGCATATAGTACAAGACCAATCTAGAGAAGATATGACTAAGTTCAATGATTGGGATGTATTAGATAGGAATATAACTATAGAAGAGTGTTTCTTAAGAATCATAGATATCTGTGGGTATGACTCTTGGGTACCATCTGATGAGGCTGTAGAGATCATATGGGATACGATCAATAACTTGACTCAGAGGTGTATTAATGTTCTCTATTATAAGAACAACCTCTATAAATTCTGCGAGAATAGTAAGGTATCTAATCTGATAATGGCTATGCTCACTAAGCTAGAAAAGCCATTCCTAGATCCAAATAAGGTTCCTAAAGAAATAGAGCAAGAGATGACTATGTTCAAGGACCTTATCTATGAATACTGCTATTATCGTCATCTATGGATAGATAAGCTTGAACGGGTCTATACTATGGAACGAGATGTTGTTCTTATAACGGATACAGATTCTTGTATTATATCTCTTGATGAATGGTATAGAAGAGTACTCCCAATGACTGTGGGAGTACCTATGAATATCAAATATACAGAAGCTGAGCTGAAAGTAGCATGTGATAGAGTTGAAATGGAATGGAGAAAGACCGAGCCTCAATATGAATATGACTACTACAACGATAGCTTAGTAGAAGCCAAGAGGAGAAAGTATCCGCTTCTTATCATAGAACAAGATAATTTAAGATATTCTATAGTAGATATCATGTCCCATGTGGTATCTGAGCTGATCATGGACTACATGATTCTCTTTAGTGAGAATTATAACACTCAGACAGAAGGAAGAGAATGTCTGTTGATCATGAAGAATGAGTTCTTATTCAAGTCTCTATTCTTAACGTATGGTGCAAAGAACTATGCAGATCTACAGCTTGTTCAGGAAGGCAATATAATTCCAGAAGATAAGCAGTTAGATGTGAAGGGTATTCCTATTACTAAGATTGGTATGCCTAAGAGTACGTCTAAAGCACTTAAGGATATACTAGAATATGATATCCTTAGATCCTCATTTGTAGACCAAGTAGATATCTTTAGGAAGTTCACTGTTCTAGAGAAACAGATATATCAGTCTATCAAAGAGAAGAAGAAAGAGTTCCATAAACCTGCTAGAATCAAGTCTATGGGACACTATGCAATGCCTATGAGAATACAAGGTATCAAGGCATCTGTAGCATATAATGAGATCAAAGATCAAGATGATCCAGCAATCAACTTAGATGAGTTGAATACTGTCACTATCATCAAGACCAACATCAACAAGAAGAATATAAAGACTATTGTTGATGAATATCCAGAACAGTGTACTAAGATCATCAAGCTTATGGAACAAGAGGCATTCAAGAATGGTATAGACTCTATTGCCATTCCAGCAGATTCAGAGATACCAGATTGGGTAGTCCCATTCATCGACTATAACACAATCATACAGGATAATCTAAGATCGTTCCCATTAGATGAGCTTGGATTGAGCAAGAATGAGTCTAAAGATGTGACTCATACAAACATCATGAGGTTTGGTTGAGTTTTAAATCGATAGACATCCATGTACTTGCAATCAATTATGATTGTTAAGTTGAGATGATGAGTGTGAATTTTGATGGAATGGGAAGTAGGTAGAGGGCGTTCGGTGGCCCTCTACCTAACGTTTTTCTTTTTAGAAAGGAGTTCCTTGTTATGTCATCATGTTGTGGAGATGAGCATGTATGTAACTGCAGTACCTGCTCTAACTTTGATCCACCAACAGAAGAGGATCTCAAGAGAATAGCAGAAGAGGAAGAGAAGTTAGTATCTGCCCCTCCTATAGATCTATTAGAGGAACTTAGAGACAGGCCTCCTAAATGGATAGCAGATTTCTTGTATAGCTTTATTACCAGTGCATATGCTACTAAACTAGAAGCAGATATAGCCAATGTGTTAAAGTATGCTCCTCTTGTCTTTGATAAGAATAGAGATGTAAGAGTTGATGTAGTATCTGCTCTTAGAGAAAGAGGTATAACTGCTGTAGTGAACAAGTCTGATGGCAGTACGATACTAGCATTAAGATATAAAGAATCAGCATTTGAAGTTGGTAGAATAGATGTATAGGTTAAGAGATAGAATACAAGTCCTATGGGGTAATCCCCATAGGACCTTTAAGTATTCTTGTTGGAAAATTAAGCACACAGATAATTTGAGAAACCCCGATACAAGATCTTGGGAACAAAGAAACCCGATACAACAAACGAGTGTAGGGAAAAGACACATGTATCAGATCAAGAGGAGGCTTTATAACCATGATTGGACTCTTGCATCGGTTATTTGATGTTTAGAGCCAATACAATTTTGATTTAGATCATATACTATATCTTTGAAGAGTCCTAATAATATGAAAGAGGTGTTTCTAAACATGGCAACTATTTCGTGTAGCCAACTTGTTTCTATTGGGGGAGTGAAAGTACATATTACCCCATTTGCGGTCATGGCAGATGCAGAACGTGGGAATCCGAGCGCTGGAATCCCTCCACTCACAAAGTATCAGTTTTCTTCAATGCTCTTACACAATCTTGGATATAATCTTGTAGCAGACGATCCTAGATGGTTGGACGTCATATATCCAGCAGAGGAGGTTGCAAAGACATCTCCGTTTGATTATCCTGTAACAGAGAACGTACTGTGGTTAAGACAGGATAAAGACACATTGTGGAACGTACTTGAGTGTATCAGAAACTGGGGACGCAATACAGTAGAACAAGGAATCATGTTAAACATCGGAGACTCGTTCAATCTTCCTGATGCTGCTACCGTACAGTACAATATTGAGAATGGTATTGCCGTCAAGAGGACGGCAGCGTTGGAGCTTACTCCAATGGCCTGGGTAACCAATGACATTTTCTCTAGAAGAAAGCATGAGCTTTGTCCTCAGGTCAATGAGGAGTATTTCCACAACTGTATTAGAAACTTCGAGGAGTATTCTAAACAGATCATTATCAGCAAGCCATTTGTCATGTTCACTGCTGCTATGATCAATCCCGATATCGTCATGAGTATGATCAAGAATGCAGAGATGGAAGCTGCTAAGATTGTAAACAAGATGGTTGCTGGATATGCAGCGTTGAGACCAGACTTCGAGACTGCTAAAGAGTTCTATACTATCCTCACAAATAAGAACAATCATCTGATCAATGTGTTCTATAAGAGGGGGGCTAAAGGCTTTGTTGCTATGAGCCTCAATAAGAGGTATAATAGCCAGGACTTGGAAGCCTCTATGACTCTCAATAGTGACACAAGCTTGTTTACTACAGCTGTAACTGATTGGGATGAAGTAGGAGGAGCAGACAGCGACAAGTACTTCTTTGAGGTTATGAGTGCTGAGCAGAGAGAAGAAGTTGTAGATAGTTTAGACTCTGAGAGTCTGATCAAAGAAGTATCTGCAGCATCTAGATATATCGATCTGGATAGCATTCCTAACTATATCAAGGAAGAGCACAAGACAACAGACTCTAAGGGGAATGTTGTAGTAGAGTATGGATACAAGTATGAAGCTATCCTGAAGCGTATCTGTTTCATCTATAGGAAGATCGATAGATACTATGGTGCTATGCTTGATCCAAAGGTTAAGCTCATATTCAGCAAGCCATTCTTTGTTAACAAGAACTCCTTTGCACTCTATTCTAGGAAGGATAGACTGTTCATCCTTATGACCCCAGAGATAACATTCCAGATTCTCACTCCTGGAGATGCTATCAGGTATTATAAGGAGAGGCATGGAGAGAATGTAGAACTTGATCCTGATGAGATTGGTGAGTATATCCTCAAAGAGCCTACACCAACTCCTGATATCTCATTTGAAGGTCAAGTACAACAGGATGCAGGATATGCACTTCCTCCCCATATCGTTCCTATGAATGAGTAGTAAAAAGTTCATATATAGTTGACCTCATATTACATGGGGTCTTAACTATGTATGATATGAAGAGAGTAGATAATCTACTCTCTTTTTTATAAAGGGGTATGTGATGTGAGTCCATTAGAACAGAATAGATTCATGAATCAAACAGGGATGTATAACAAGATACAAGATCGTCTCATGTATCTTGGTAATAATGCTGTTCTATCTATAGTGATCATGTTGTATAGTGAGCATGAGAAGTATGGCAGAAGATACTACTATAAGGAGACTAAGTATCTAAGTAATAAGACCAATATGCCTACCAAGAAGATGAGTAGAGAGTTTGATTCATTTCTAGTTCTAGAGAATCTGAAACCCGTAGGAAATGTGAAAGAGTTCATTACTATACGAGGTAAAGATCTAGAACTGATGAGGATGTTCTTATTGCCCAAGCTAGAGTATATCATACAGAACTTTGATAGCATCTATGAGATGAGAGATGGTAAGATATATGTAACAGACAACATACAACCATTTGAGATTGATGTAGGTGCATCTAAGTCTCTGTTGTTTGTACCAGGTATAAGAAAGATGTACTCAGAAGAGCTGCAGCCATGTATAGACATGTATTTCAATGGTAATACTGCTAATATGGTATATCTGAGCTATGCCCAAGTATATGAGTTCATGTATCTGATAAGAACATTTCAGATTCATCAGTATGCAGCTACTATGCTGAATTATTTAGGAAGACCTCCTGCAGGAACTAATCTATATGACGTTACGGAATCTCAAGAATATGATAACGTAATAGAGATGGAAAAGGGTATGCAAGGAAGAACAGTTGGTGGTAAGTTCGCTAACCAATCATATTTCGATAAGAAATCAGAAGAAGAGGATGATGAATAACATGTGGACAATGGAAACAGTAACCATTCCAAGTAAAAGAGAAGTAGACTTCTTTACAGTATCCTATACAAACGGTAGTACAGTATATATGCTTGCAATTAATGAGATCAAGCTGATATTGGACGAAGAGTGCTATGAAAAACATCTTGTTCCAATCATTACCCAATCTGCTAAAGATGAGTTCTTTGATATACTTCCCAAAGATAAAATCCCAAGTCATATCTTTGAGGAAGATAGTACTTCTAAGTGGCAAAGGTTCTTTCTCTTTGTGAATACAAACAAAAAACAAGTCATATTCTATGAATCCAATACGGATAGAGAGATACTTCTTGAAGGTGATGACTATGCAAAGATCATCACATACTTCCATGACAACTTCTATACGTCATGGATCTTCAGTACTACCAATATCAATTACCAGGTAGATGGATTCAAAAGCTCTGAGTAAGAAAGACAAGGAAGAGGTCCATACCCATAGCTGGGTATGGACTGATTTCGTGTGTAAATTATGAGTTATTAGAAACTAGATCGGAGGATCTTTTTCCAAGAGGAAAATATCTGGGAGACGGAAAGGAGGTTGTCATCCCATTACTTAATGTTTTTTTTTGTTACATACCACCCATATGTCCTCCACCACCACTCATATCATCCATGGATGGAGAAGAATCCTTAGCTACTGCAAGATTGACCTCAGTCTTATCCCTAAGCTTATTGATCTCTTCCATTGGAAGTATATCTCCTAAGTAGAACTTCATAAGCTGAGAAGTGAATTCAAGCTTAGCTTCCTCTCTATGATCAGACCCATACATCATCTGAGTTATATTTTGGATGATATCATTAGCAGTCTGAATCATTTGAGAAGTATTGCTAAGTCTAAGCATAGAAGGTACAGGAAGTCTAACTTCTACTATATCTTCGCAATCATTCTCTGCTTGATAGATCTTTGTAAAGATAGTAGACAATATAGGAGCATACTCAGCCTGTCTCTTTTGAATCATCAGTAAGAATCTCTGGCTATTTTGTACTGCATTTGTAGCAGATTGTTCGCTCTGATAGTGGTTAGTAATCATTTCGATACTAACCCCAAGTTGTTCAATAGCCATCTCTTCTAAGCTGTTCATGAACTCAGTTCTAACTTCTATATTCTGTCCTGGTAATACTTCCATATTCACAGGAGACTCGCCATTAGCATTCTGAGGAATGACCAGATCATTGAATCGACCAGTGATGTTGAGGATATTGTTCATATTCTCAATCTGACGTAAGTTGAAGTTAGATTGCTTGATCTGATTGATAACGTTCATCAACACCGCTGTGATATTTGTATCAACAGACTGGCGTACATGGTATACTCTCTTATCGTATCCTCTAGTAAGTATAGCAATAACATTGGAGATATACATGCAGCTGAACAGCTTGGCAGGGAACAAGCTCTTTTCTAGATCAGATATTCCTCTACCAGTCTTTCTGTTCTTATTAAAGTAGCAGTGTACTACATCATCAGGAGGAATGAAGGATACTCTGATCTTTTGGATCTTTCCATCTCCATGATCTGCATTGTACTTCAGTATAGTATAGATCTCATGAGCTAAGTCTTGGTTGGCATTGATAAACTTAGCATCAATCTTTTCGGATATCTGCTGAGCTATTTTCTTCAAGACCTCTTCATTATCTGTACCAGTTCTATCCATATTCTCTCGCTCTTGAGCAGAACGTCTAGGACGTATACCACCAAGAGTAGAAGTAAATGTGGTCTGTGCATCAGATGGAAGTGGTTGGTCACATTCGATATAGTAGTATCCTAAACATGTACCCTTAATACTAATAGGGCGAGTATATGCCCTCTCCAATATCTCTACTACACATCCAGGAATGTTAACCTGACTATTTCTAGATCCTCTGCTTGTAGAGGTAAATCCATCACCTGCTGGACCCTCAAGAGATCCTTTAAGAAATTTCTTGAAATCTTTGTCAATATTTTTCATGTAGTCAGAATTACGCACTAAACCGTAGTTTAATTTAGGCGCACCCGCCTCATTCAGAGAGGCCGTTTCTTCCAAAATGCGAATTATTCGGCTTTGCTCTGTGAGGATACTGGGGATGACCCCAGAAGTGTTAATTTCGACCTTTATTGAAGAATATGACTCATTTGACTCCAATTGGCCTTGTACTTGAGGGGTCAATGTAGAGAGTTCATAAAGGCTGCCAGAAGAGATACCAAAATTAGAATTCTGAGCATTTCCTGACTCGGTTATATAACCAAATTCCATAGGAATGGATGCTTCATGTATAGCTTGTTCTATAGCATCCTCTGTAAGATAACTCAACCCATGACCCTCTTCTGTATTAAATACAGACTCTGTCATACCAACTGAGTTAGCTTTAGCAAGCAATCTATTCATTGCTTTACGATAGGGAACGATATAGACAAACTGTTCTCCGTACTTGGCTGTATCTAAGTAGATATCATCCTTAAGCTTACTCCAGTTATACTTTCTCTTACAAGAAAGAATTCTATCAGCATCTCCAGTACCTTCATTATTCTCTCTACTATCATTGCTGCTAGAACTGATAACCGAGATATCTGTATCTTCTTCAGTCATATGGTCTGCTGCCAATACAGAATCTTTGATAAGCTTAATAGCCTTCTCTAAGCGAGGAACGTATTTAAGGATAACATCAATCTCTTTATCCAGATCTCTGATGAAGATATTGTTTCCATAGAGATCCATGATATCAGACAACATGGAAGAATCAGTAAGCTCTTTCATTGTTGTGAGAGTATGCTCTCCTTTAGCAAACGTTCTTGCATAGAGTGCAGATATATTAGTCTCTCCAGTACGAAGTTTAGTCTTATCTACTAGACCGTTGATAACACGATTCATACGTTCTCTAGTATTATCGATATATGCTTTGTCTTTGTTATCGGTATAGTAGGTACTCTTGTACAGACTGTCTATATTATCTTGAGTTTGCTGTGCCAGTTTCTTATTGAAGGCTACGCTCATCATTAGATCGTCGCCATTAGGTATTGCCACGTAAACCCCTCCTTAATCGACCATTTAGGGACATTATAGGAATGTCTCCCGAGTCAAATAACAGTAGAATCCCCTCTACCCTGTTTCGGGTAGAGGGAATCTTTATGAATTGGTCTAAACTGCTCTAAAAGATTAGATAGTCTTTGAACCGAAATCATCAACTGTCGGAGAGACCGCTGTGATCGCACCAGTACGACCAGGAGCAATGTTCTCGTTTCCGAGAATCTGATAACCGAACTGCATCTCATCGAAGCAAGTAGTCTCGTTGATCCAGTCAAGGAACTTGCAAGCCTTCTCGTTAACGATACGACCAGGAATCGGGAATCCATTCATGGAGATCTGAAGTTCCTGGAAGGAGATTTCGCCACGGGTTACGTTGTAGATCGTACCCGTGTTAGCAGCTGCCGGCTGAACAGATGCAAGGATGTATGCCTTCTCAACATTAAGTGCTGTATTATCAGTGATAATCAGCAGATAATGGAAGATCTCATACTGATAGCCCTTCTCCGTCATAAGGTTATTGCCAGTCGTCGTAGCAGCATCTTTAAAGCGGCTACGGAGAAGACCGTTATAACGCTTAACCTGGGTACGAGGATCCTTGATACCACGGAGGAAGATCTCATGGGTCTTCGTAATGGTCGAACCAGAACGCTCAAAGTAGTTGAACGAGAAGTTCGTACCACCCTGCTCACGAACACGGGTGATGATGTTGAGTTCATCAATACCGTTAGTAAGCGGGTTTGTATCCGAGGTAATATCTTCGATACCCTGTGCACCACGGAAGTCATATTCCATGATGTGACGATAGTTGTCAATCAGGTTCTTGTAGTTCTCATTAGTAGAAGCGAGCTTATCAAGGAAGGTCGGAATCTGCAGACTAATGAGGAACGAATAACCCGTCTCGTACAGATCGTACTGGGACAGGTTCGTGAAATCGGTAACACCGCGCATGAGCGTGAACTTAGTGATGTCACGCGGGGTCACGGTGTTATCAAAAATGTAGGAAACGTTTTCGGCTGCCATTATTGATCCACTCTCCCCTCTTACGACTGCAACGCGATGATCTTGAACTTCTCAGTCTGGATGAAGTTCCGGAACTTGACCTTGATGATAGCATACAGAATCTTGTTGCTGTCGTACATAGCGTTCGACACATATTCGATCGTGCAGCTCTGGAAGCGGTTCGCATAGCGGTTGATAACCATGTTCTGAACGTCTTCCTTATATTTGGTCAGGTCTTCACCATCAAGGAACGAATAGCGGATCTTCGGGCAGAGAACACGAATAGCTTTAATCATTTCCTGAATAGCAAGAACGTTGTTGATCCAGCAAAGCTGAGTATATTCGATCTGCGAAGTATACTCACTGTTCAGCGTCAGAATGTTGCCATCATAGTACGAGCAATAGTTTGCACGCAGTGTATCAAGCTCTTTACGCTGATCAACAGCAGGAGTATGCTTCGGACTGAAGTTCAGAGTTCCTTCAATAATCGAATCAGTCGGTACGACAACGTCATACTTCTGACCGCAGAAGGGACGGTTACGCCCATTAATGAAGTGACGAACGAACAGTCTAGCGAGATCATACATAATCGTTACGGTAATCTGCTTCTTCGTGTACGGCTCATAGATATCATAGGAGTTGATATACGAACCGCAGAAACGAGAGCGGGAAATACCCTTCTCATACTCGAGAACGATATCGTCAATTCCACGAATACCAGTTCCCATATCACGGAAGTAGAAGCAGTCCTCACGGAAGTTTACAAGCTGCTCAATAGCACGCTTTACAACGTCCGGATAGTCAGCATCGAAGATAGCATCAATGCGGTTGTTGTCCAGGTCATAGATGCAGTCATCGAACGAACCATCAAACGCCTTCTTAACCTGAATCGGCCAAGTAGCAGACGTGATAGGACGGTTGCCGAACTTGCCATTCGAACCATTAGCAAGCTGAATACCATACAGCGTACCAAGGTTCGGAGAGGAGCTAACCGTTACATTGTCGTAGTTCTTTCCATAGAAGTCCGTACCAAAGAGGCAGTCTGCATATGCATATTCATTGTCACTCAGACCCATGAGCATCGAGACGTTCTCAGCAAATGCTGCAAACTCTTCATCGAAGAATACTGCACGGAGCTGTTTCGAATGAACACGAATAGCATTCGAGAGACCCATGTTACGATTACGCTCGATAATATCGGGGTTCATCGTGAACGGAATCTGCTCGAGAACCTCACCATCCTCAAGAACCTCGATGAAGTAACGAACGTACTTAACCGGGCTGGATGCAGTGGTATCACGATAGATACGGAAACGCTTCTTGGAGAGACCACGACCATTGTCAAGAATCAGGAACAGCGGATACTCACCGTTAGTTCCGATCGGATTGGTATGCTTGTTTGCTGCAAGGAACGTAGTAGCAAACTGGTTAACATCGTTACCAGAGAGTGCTACAGTCTTGAGAGCAAAACCGATGTTTACGTGGTTCTCATAAACAATTGCATTATCATCAGGATCGCCATTCGGCAGATACTGAGGAGTGGTTGTGATCTTGTTCGTGACCTGATCAATCCACAGGCCCTTCTTAGTAACAGGATCTACTTTCTGCTTACGGGTATTGGTAACCTTAGCAACGACACCGACGTTAGCAAGCGTAGCATCTTCTGCAACTACTCGCTTAATCGTCAGATAACCACCAGCGTCGATAATGTTGGCAGCCTGAATGATGGCCTGGCCATGACGATAGAACGAAGGAACTTTACCATAATATTTATAGAAGTCTTCGCCGAACACCTTGCCCTTCCACTCTTCAGGTCCCTTATCGGCCGAAGTGACTGTCATAAATATGGGGCGATCAACGCCGTCTTCAAGAGGAGCTTTTAATTCCTCGATCTGACTCTGATCTTCCCAGATAATACTTACTCCAGGAGCTGGCATATCTATATCCTCCTTTAATTATTTTTTAAGCCAGTTTTAATAGCTTGATTTCAGTTCAGAACTATCCCTTATTCTAAGCCCTCTTAGCTTACAGTGCGTTCTGATTTATAATAATGTTACCCATAGCCCTATGAGTAGAGAGGGTCTAGAAGCCCTTTATATGGTGAAAATAGATGTATCGTTTATCAAAAAATAAAGAGTAAGAGCCTAAGCTCTTACTCTGTTTTTACTCATTTGATAACGTACCAGTCTGCCCAACGAGGACTTTCTCAAGAGCACTCTCTTTCGGATGCTCATTCATCATAGCATACAGAATAGACTCATCAAAGTCTTCTGATAGCAGTGCCGTATATGGGGATATAAGCTTAGATACCCCCTTAAGAGACATAGATTCATAATCATGGAGGTTATCACTCTTACCAAGTCTCCATGGTATATTGGTATTGTCTTTAGCCCTACATACCTCTGATAATACGAAACCAATGACCTGATTAGTGATTCCATACGAGAATCCATTCAGTTTAGTAGCATTCAATACGTACTCATACAGCTTATCGTATGGAATGGTATTGATGATGAACCCTAGGATAAAGAAGAGGTTATTCATCTTCTCTACGTTTCCTATAAACTCTACAAGAGAGGTAGATACCATCAGTATATCATCTTTCTGGTATCTGAAGACCCTATAATCCATTTCGGGAGTATAGTCTTTGAGTTTGATCTGTTTAACCTTCTCTATTGTATATGGTTTAGTGGAGAACATCGTTGGAAGATTGAATGCTCTTAAGGGTTCTGTCTTACCAGTCTTGAGATCTTGAATAGTATAATCAAAGATACCAAGTAGGTTGATATACTCTCCCTCTTGCTCTGCTATATTTCTATCAAAGTACTTCTCTGGTACATATGCCAACAACTCTTTACCTTTAAGAGTAAATACTAAGGAACCATCTTTGTTCTTAGCAGTAAACTCAGAAGCCGATTTATACGCCATGATAGACCTCCCTCTTTTTCTTATGATGATGTCGCCCATATAAAGATTGTAGTCATTTGTATACTATAATCATAAGGAGGTATTTGTTATGAGTTTCATCAGAAAGATCCGTAAGAATAAGGTTAAGAACCACTTTGCCAGTCTGTTTCCTATAGCAGCATCTGGTATGAAGCATCATCACCATCATCATGGGCACTGTGACTGTGCTGAGTGCAATCATGATCACCACCATGAGGAAGAAGAGGAAGTAGTAGAGTTAGATGGTACTAAGAACTCTTCAACTACAGTATAAACCCTTCTCTATATATGAGGAGGTTTTATAAACCTTATGTATGGAGGGAGTAGACTGATGATACAGTCGAAATCACTATGGTCTACCAGGTTACTATATCGGAAAAATGATATAGTATCATTGGACCTTGTAAGTAGTAGTTTGATAGACCAATCACCACAGTAGGTTAGTTCCTACTGTGGTGCATCCCTTCTTTATTTTTTACTTTCAACGTCATCGAATAGTGCTATAAGAGCATCCATACACTCTTTAGCCTTACCTATAGGAGATACACCAGCTTTGATGTTTCTCTCTATCATCTTCTTACCAAGATCATTCTTAGCATGCACATCAGCACCATGCTTGGCTAATATAAGAGCAGCCTCATATCCTGCATGTTTACATGCATGAACAAATGCCCACCCTTCATTCAGTTTAGGATCTGCTTTGAGTTCATAGATCATATACCTTATAAGATCAGGATTTCCTGTCTTAGCAGCCTCTCCTAAGCCTTCTCCATTGCATAGATTACCATACTCTCCATAATGAGGTGCTATCTTATGTTTCTTCATGAAGTCTATTATACGTTTAAAGGCTTTGCATCCTTTATCATTAGTGGAGATACAAGACATGGCCAGTACATCAAACTCATAAGTCCTTCTCTTCTTATTAGAGTTCCAATTGAGGAATGTATCTAATACCTTGAGTACCATCATATCAGGTATAGAAGTGATAGGAGCAAAGATGGATACTATCTGAAAGTCTATAACCTTGGGATTAGAGTCTATGATGTAGTTTATAGTGGCTACATCAACATTCTTTAAGAGTATATTCCATAAATTGGGATTTAGGAGCAGATCCCTATCCTTAACAGCGTACTCTTTCTCTTTTCCTTCTTCATAGATGAGGTCATTCTTTCTGATCTTATATTTAGACAGCATATGAGACCAGAATTGATCATCAGACACCAGTGACTTAGTAGCCATGTAATGCACTCCTAACGTTTGTATGATATATAAGTAAGTATTTATATGATTGCATATCTCTAGAGGAGGAAACGATATGTCAACAGTTCCAACTACAAGCACTATGATGAATATGAGTGATGTAAACTTTGCTAGAGAATGTATAAAACTAGCAGAAGATCGTATAGAGCTATATAAGAAGATAGGTCCTGGTGCTCAGCCTGCTATAGACTTATGTGAAGCAGAGATTAGAGAACATGAGACGAAACTTGAGTTTGCAAAGCAGATTGGTTTGATTGAGTAGTATATAGAAATTTACACTGTCCATATAGTTATATTTTTTATAGGATGATCCCATGGAGTAATCTCCATGGGATACTCTTTGAGAAAATTATGTTAGAGAATTAGAATTAGAGGATCATCTATATGTCTTACCCCTAGTAATTAAGGATCTGGCTTAAGTACAGGAGGAACCCTCTCAATAGGAGCAGTTCCCACGTTGGTGGTCATATTACCACTATTCATGTTATTGAAGATGATCAGGTTATCAGACTCAGGCGGCCATGTAGGAACCTTCCGAGAAGTATGTACGTTGATTCTGTTAAGAGCAGACTGATCTGGGTTAACAGATGGATGCACTCCCTTAGTGAGAGGAATCGGATTGATCGTAGAAGGTACAATCGTTCCACCAGTAGTCTTACCATTGATAGTAGTACCATTGCTAAGAACACCACCCTTAACAACAGCTCCTACAGTAACTCCACCAGACTTTACACCACCGATTACGGTTCCACCAACAACTACGCCACCGGTAGTAACAAGTTTGTGGTGTTCATCCTTCTTAACAGTTGTACCACCCTCAATGGTGTAAGATTTACCATTGATGATACCAATAGCAGTACCGCCATGTGCTTCTCCACCAGTAGTGGTTCCTCCAGTGGTGATATTACCATCAGTAACTCCACCAATGGTAACCATATCATCTCCAGTTATCGTAGCATTATATACAATGCTGTCATCCAGAGAAGGATCCAAGAATGTACCCTTGGTAGTCTTACCACCACGGATCAAAGTATTAACAATGATAACATTGGACAGTACTGCACCCTTAATGGTAGCTTTGGTGGTGATATTGGTTTTCTCTTCTACTGTACCATCTACAGCACCAGATCTAACCATAGCAGACAAGATCTTACCACGTTCAATGGTGCCACCAATGGTATCTCCATTGATTACCATAATCTCATGATGTTTGTTGTTCTCACCCTTAGCGAGACCATCAAGAGTATGGCCATCTACTACTCCATCTACAATGTCGCCAGACAGGATATTGCCATTGGCATCCACTTCTGCATTGGTAACTACAGCATCTGTGATGTTTCCGATAGTAGTACCATAGAGATGAAGACTATTAGCAATCGTAGTATCCTCATTCGAGTATGGTACATACTTACTCAATCCTCTGATCTGGTCATTCTTGATAATAATTGTCTTGTTGTTATACTCTACTGAGCAATCAATCTTAATCTTGTAGAAGTTATACTTATTATCTGCATCATATACCTTCCACATATCTGCTACTTTGCCTACACACTCGACAAGCTGTCCATTCTCTAAGTAGGTAAAGTTGTAGATATTTCCAACCTCAAGATCCACTACCGTATCAGCAGTCTCATCATTGTATGAGAACTTGATAGACAGACTGATCTTTGCTTTAGCTGTAACACCAGTAAGGATAGTACGAGCAGCAAAAGCAGGACTAATCTGAAGAGGACCGTTAGGATTATACAGTCCTTGCTGATTACCAGGAATGACAGCAGAACAATGGCTCAAATGATAATATGGGCGATACTGTTCTATATCATACCAAGCCTCTGTATGAGGATTGGGAGGTGGTAATGGTGGTCTATGGTTAAAAGCAATGTTGATGTTGCTTCCGAAGTGTGTCGGATCAATATGAGCACAACATTTCTGCTTCATGCATTATTCCCCCTTTATAGATTTACATAGATGTGGTATGGAGGCAAATTGTAGGAGGTATGCTCAATGCGAGCATACCTCTTTGTTGATTTGGTTCACTTGTTAAATAGTTGCACTGTGGGGAGGTTCATGTAAAAGATAGGACCTTTCAAAACTCCCAATCGTTATAGGTGGATCCCCAGCTTACGTGTTCACTATTTAAGGTAGTGATGGTGTTATAGAGGGTTTCCAAAAAGTAAACGACGTGTGTCTTTTGAACTTCGTGTTTATGGAGGTTCTCAACTAATCCCTTATGCTTGACTTGATCTCCCATATTACCGAAGATTTCATTCTCTCTACCTCGTTAACTTTTATTATCTGTATGTATAGGTTCATCAATGTCTAATTCATCGGTAGAGGGTTCATTTACTCTATACAGATCATCTTCAGTAGCATTCTTCAGAGCTTCAGAGTAGGTTTCATTCAATCTAGATACAAGATTGATGATCGGTTTAGCATACTCTTCTAACTCTGGATGTTCTTTCAATGTATCAGGAGGGAGGATGCTGTTGCAAGATATATTCTTAGCAAAGCATACTACAAACCACATAGCTGGATAGTCTATGACGGCTATCTTCTTAGCATAAGTAGATAATAGCGCTGTTAAGAGTAGGCCACTATATTTGTTGTTAGCTCCCTTTTCATCCCCATATGTGACAAGCATGGTATTAATAAGCATAGGAAGAGTGCTGAATGTAGGCATATAGTCTAACTTGAGCACATATGGAATCCTATAGAGATCATCAAACATTCTACCTACCCTTGTATGGTTAGCAATAGTCTTAACCAAGTTGGGTTTGGTATCTAATAGCGCTTCTAACCGAGTAACCTTACCTCTTAAACCACTAGCCTCTTCAAAAGAGTCTACCATTCGCTCTACAAAGTTCTCTCTACGGAACATCAAGCCAGGTCTGACCTTATCAGTTACTTCAGCTGATTCTTTGAAGTACTTTATGATCTCAAACCTATCTACGTTTCCGGAAAAGAGAAACTTTCCTATTAGTTCAGATACTTCTCCCTTTATAAGTTCTTTGAAGATACCGTTTGAGGATTCTTCAAGTTCGAGTTCTTTCATATAAATTTCTCTCCTTGTAAGATTAACCAGGAGTATTCAGTTGGGCCATAGCTTTATTATAATCAATAGCTTTCTGGAGTTCCAATCTGATAGCAACAATCATAGATCCATAGAGGATATCATTGAAGAGCAGAGAGTTAAACCGAGAGAAGAGAGGAATTACTGGTGTAAGAGTGGTTTCAAACACATTAAGGATAGCAGGTTGATCCCCATAAGTATATCTAAAGATCCTATTATCAGGAACGTGCATGCTATTAGCAAGGTTCTTCAGTACAGTAGGAAGGTTAGCAGCAATAGTTGCCAATGCTTCATCATCACTGAATGCCATATTGCTATATACTGTGGAGACATCTTTGTTCTTCTTAAGAGCCTCTAGTCCCATATTAGTATAGATATCAGTCTTCTCATCCATAAGAAGCTTAGCATAGAACTGGACGATATACTGATTAAGCTTGGCTACAAAGAAGTCATAGTAGTAGAGAGCTACCGTAAACATGTCGATATCATCAGGCTGGGTAAAACGAAGCTCATACCGTTTACAGATGATATCTACGATAGTCTGATATGCCTCTGCTCTAGAGAGATTGATATTATCTATATCTGCAGGATACGTCTCATAGAGTTGTTTGAATGCATTCTCAAACGATGAGACTACATTAGGACGCGGGATCGTATCAAAGTTGTTAAACAACTGTTGAAGTGTATCTTCCACGATATCCATAATGTATCCAGAATCAAACTGAGACAAGATCATAGAGATCTGCCCATTGGCTTGGATCTCATAGACCTTGTCATTGGTGAGAAAGTTAAGCATATATTATACACCCCATATCTTCATATATAAAAATTTATAAGTGTGTACTCAAGGGGGTTATAAATAAAAAAAGAAAGATGGGTAGATAGTCCCATCTTTCTCTTCTATTCTCTCTTAGAACTGGCCAGGACCAGGAGGGAAGATTGGAAAGATATTCCCTTCATCATCCTCAATTACGAATTGACCCATAGGTTGGAATCCCATAGGTTTCTTCTTCTCTTTAGGATCCATTCCCTTGATAGAGAAGTCCTCTCCAGTAATAAGAGCAAATGCCTCATCTGGAAGTGATTTCACATCTTTGTTCTGCATCAGACGGCGAGACTGCTTAATAACAGACTTCTCAAAGACACCTCTGACAAATCGTCCATTGGCAAAGTCCTTAGCCCCACGCTCTTTCTGAATCATAGTCTTGAGTTTCTCAAGATATTCATCAGAGAGTTTGTACTTGTGGTGATCAGCCTGAACCTTGGCAATCTCCAAGAGCTCTTCATCTGAGTAATCAGGGAAGTCAAGATAGAAGCCAATACGAGACTTCAACCCTGGATTAGATGCAATAAACTGCCTCATAGGCTCTTTGTATCCAGCAAAGATGATGATAGTCTCATCTCGTACATCAGGTTTGTCCATATAGTTGACGAATGTATCAACTGCTTCTTGTCCATAGCTATTGTTACCACCCTCATTGGCAGTAAGAGAATACGCCTCATCAACAAAGAGTATACCACCCTTTGCTTTCTCAATAGCATCTCGACAGAGTTTGGACGTCCATCCAACATACTTACCGACAAGATCATCTCTAGCAACCTGATGAAGGTTAGCTGTAGGAAGCAGCCCCTTAGAATGAAGGATTCTTCCAAGCTGTCTAGCAACAGATGTCTTTGCTGTACCTGGATTACCCATGAATACCATGTGTTTAGAGATAGGAACAGGAGGAAGATCTTTCTCCTTTCTGATCTCTACCAACTGAACAAATGACGTGAAGTCTTTGATCTGTTCTTTAATGGTCTTCAGACCAATCATCTTCTCCAGTTCAATCTCAGATTGGGTTTCATCTGTATTGGTCTTATCCTCATCATAGTCGAACATAGAGCCAAATTCAGACCTATCAAGGGTTTCTGCCATCATACTAGAGATAGAAGCTGCTCTATCTTGACGCTCCATCTCTTCTTTGATAGCATCTTCGCCACCCTTTTCATAAGCAGCTTTGAGCTTCTTATTCCGTACAGTATTGAGTTTTCTCTTGAGTTTGGAGAAGTATACTGTACCCTCAGCATCAGTTCTCCATTTGAAGTCAATAGACTCTCTTACCATAAACTGGAACTCATAGAGAGACTTGAATACTGGATCAGATTGAGGATGATCAATAACCAAATCCTTAAGATCTTTCTCAAAGTCCTTTATACCGAGCTCACTCTTGTTCTCAGTATACTTGTTCTGCTGGAAGAAATGCTTATCTACATATGCCCTTCCTAGATCCATAAGGATATCATCAGAAAGGATAGTAGGACTGAGCTCTGTACATGCTATGGAGATATTATCTGCCAGATCAAAGAACTGCTCAACCAGATAGTTGTCCTCATATGCGATAGTATCACTATACGCAATGATGACATTCATACTTCTGCACAGATTGTTGATCATCTTGTTGATATCATTGACGACATCAAGCTTCCCACCAGCTTTGCGGGACTCAATAACCGTATTGACCACATCTCTGATGACCACAGTCTTGGTAGCAAAGTCAAGAGAGTCATCCGTATCACCGATATTGTAATCAGTCATACGACGATCAAAGTCCAGATCGATGTTCCTCTCAGTATCAAGCTGTTTACGTGCCTCAGCAGTAAGATTCTCAGCCTGTTCTTCTTTGGTGGCATTGATATTGACCAAGAAGTGATTCGGAATATCAATATAGAACACGATTGTACTACCCTTGAGCTCTCTCAGAAGCATACCAAGTTTGATGAAGATAGACTTATCATTCTTACCAAGGAAGAGAGTATCCATTACATCCAATACATAGTAGTTGTTGGATGTAAGCATACCTTTCTTTCTAAGAGTGGGAATGAGCTTTGAAGCAACCGTATGAATAGCAGTTCTATTAGGAACCAGAGCCTTATAGAATCGATTAAAGGGTCGATTAGAGTTATCAACAAACTTCTTCTCAATTCTCTTGAGCTCTTTGTCTATACCCTTCTTAAGAAGAGCCTTGTACTCCAACTCCTGATATCTGTACACCAAGTTATCATCCAGAGTACCATCTTTACGATAGACATTTCCTCCAGTGATGATAAGGTTGGTAGGAAGTACACAGTCGCACCACAGCTTCATCAAAGCAAGGAATCTTCCATGATACATTGCGGGGACGTCATTGTACTTGTTCTCCATACCCATTACATCATGAGGATCACTATCTGGGATCAGATAGTCATCCTGTTTATAGCAATACAGGATGGTTGCAGCTGCCTCACAGAACGTGACTTCATGTATAGAAGACTTTGTAGTAAATACAGGATTGAGAATCCTAAAGCCCTTGAGCTTCCCTTTGATATCTTTGAGCAGCTTATTCCAATCTACTCCACCACTTCTGATAAGCTGATAGGTTCCGATTACCTCTACAATCAGATTCACAGAATTGAGGTCAATAGTAGTGGGAAGGAATGAGATCATATCCTTCTTATATGCCTTATCCAGCTCATGCCCGATGAACTTGACAAGATTTCTTCCCTCTTCTTTGGGAAGAATGTTGTTATCATACCCAGAACAGTCCAGTTCGATGTTGATGTTTGCCAATAGCATTGTTGTAACAACTCCTTTTCCTTTTATACATGGTGCCTTATGTGTCCATAGTCATAGATATAGTATATAAATACTTGTTACATTAGAAGATCCTCTAGGGAAGATCCCTAGAGGACTTATTTATCTTTTGATGAGGATAATTTTATATACGTTTCTGTCTCAGAGATCAGGTTGATATCATACGACTTGTAATCTAAGGGATTGTATCTCACATGTTTGTTCATGTACGATATATACTCATAGATACTCTTACCATGTTTAATACGATATATAAGGTTCTTTATAAACGATGGAAGAGCCATATTGATATAATCAACGAAGATGTGGATACCAGATATAGCAGATAGATGAACCAGCTTGTTCTCATCTGTCATATCTTTATATACGTCGGCACAGAAGTCTTTGTATACATCTTCAAACCCATTGACCTCTTGCATCCATCTTCTCTTTCTAAGATATATCAAGAAGTTCATGTATTCGTTATCACTATCTCTATTGACGCATGGGTAGATTTTTATGATCTCATCTATAGCATTCTCTATATCCTCATCTGTCTTTACCTCTCCAGTATAGACTTCCCAAGAGATCTTTAACGTATCTTTGAAGATCTTATATCCACCAAGTGCGTCTAAGAACGTACTATATATAGCACGCAAGTTAGATATACGAGTGGTTAGACACTTATAGAACACACTATGTGTATCTTCTATCTCTTTGTATATATCTAGAATGGTATAAGCAACGTATAGATCCACTACTTACTCCCCTCCTAACCATAGTTACAATAGCCTCACCCTAGTGTTTTTAGTTTTCTCAGAAAATATTTCCCTACAGCATAACAGCTGTAGGGAATTGTATGGAGTTATTGTACTGCATCGTCTTCTGTCATAGATGCTGCAGAGCCTAAGATGATACCATTGCTGTCCATCATAGCTCCACCCATAGTCATATACACAGAATCCTTGTTGAGTTCTGTATAGTCTTTATTGAAGTCCAAGAAGAGAGAGTTAGGAATAAGGTTAGAACTCTGTGGTCCTACGGTATCTCCTACCTCTGATATAGAGAGATCATCTGCTGGTACTCCATACTTTCTAGCATATGCTTCTCTCATAACAGGGTTCTGAAGCATGATCTTCAGTCTATCATTCTCTTTCTTTCTTTGAGCTGCCATGAACTCATCAAGCATCATTCCTTTTGCTTTATTGAGTTCAGCCATATCAGATTCGAACTTATCATTCTCATCTTTAGTAGCATACAGAATCTCTTCTGTAATATCACCAAAGTCTTCAGATGTAGCCAAATCTACGATATCATCTACAGCTTCTTCTGTCTTGATACCAAACTTCTCGATACCAAAGGTTTCTCTAAGGTTCTTACCTTCATACCATACATACATGGCCATGAGATAAGAGAAGATTTGGTCATCATGGGTTAGATCAGAGTGTTCTACCTTACCATTTCTCTTAACCTCTAACCCTCTAAGTTCTTGATATATTGTAGGAGAGATGAACTTATCTTTATGGAGTCTCATTCTCTCTTTAAGAATCTCAATAAGTGTATTACGAACGACGTTTGTAGAGTGAGTACCAAATACTCTAGTCTTAGTCTTCTTTACTTTCCTTACACCATTCTCTATAGTCTCTTCTAACTCTCTATCCTTGATTTCATAATAGAGGTTTCTCTTAACTCTTGTCTCTTTGAGCTTTGCTATAACCGATAAACCGTAACCTTTGTCTTTAGATAAGGCGCAACTCTTATCCCTAGGTTGATTCCTAAGCACTCCCATTACAGGACGTGAAGAGATCATTTGTCATCCTCATTTCTGAGGCCAGGATTTTTCTTCTGCCATTTGCTTGCAGTTCTACATTCCCTCGTCAAGGGCTGATCGTTGAACGTACTCCATATATACATACTTAGGAGTTTCGCTGCTAAAGTGAGGAAATCCATCAACTTTTTAATCTATCACGCTTATCCTTTCGGATTACGTTGTAGCATGATGGCTCTAACCCTCTGTCAAAGCAATTAACACTGTTGAAACGTAAAGATCACTCTCTACGCTGAGATTGCTGTCGCTACTCCATTACGCTCTATATTGACTATAGCATTCGGCATCATATTGATGACTATATACTCTATGACTCTAGCAAGCTCTATGAGCGAGATAGTGTTACATCTCAACTCAGCAAATACTCGAGTAGTTCTAGAGTCTACAAAGGTTAAACATGAAGAGTCTTTAGATACACCACCAGATGGGTCAACACCAATGATCGGTGGATACTTAGGTATCAAGTTACTCTTAAGAGGAATCTCCTCAAAGATCTTCAGCTCATACTTATTGAAGATAAGGAAAGTCTTCTTAGGATTCTTGCAGAACTTCTTTACAGTATCAAGATCTTCTTTGGTGAATGGGTTATTCTCAGATTCATCAGACCACTCTAACAAGTACTCACGCCTGATAAGAGGCCAATCCCATTCGGCACCCTTGGCCTGATCATAGAACCATTCTTCAGAGTATCCAAGTTCTTGATAAGTAAACTGAAGATGAACAAAGGTAGATAGTCTATTAGAGGTGATAAGATCTATAATCTGTGGGTAAGTTAGATCATACCATCCCTCATTGAACTTTGTAGCATTATTGATAACCTTATATGCATACTTACCCTCTTCTGTGGTTAAGAACCCTGGGGTTGTAGTATACAGTATACCATATGGAACGTTGTTCTTCTTGGCTATCTCAACGGCCTTACTCATAGCTGGTAGCATGTTACCATATATAATCTTCATATAAGGAACAAATGCATACTCGTCGACCCACAGTAACGGGAAGGTCTGACCACGAAGCAGGTTAGCAGCAGCTAACTCATTTCGTGCTTTAGCATAGGTTCTAAGTTTATTATGGTTAACAGCATGCTCCATGTAGATTGCTGTGTTAGGAACTTTGGTCTTCTTACCATTGACGATAGAGAATACAGCATCGAATCTAAGATATGTAGGTAACAGATCTCGTATAGCTCTTATACGAGACAAGTTCTCTTTAGAGTCTTTGAACTCTTTGTTCAACAGAGAGATCTGAGAGTTCTGTGTTCTAAAGTTATATACGTAAGTATAGAAACATGCTGCACCAATGGTCTTACCAGTCTGACGAGGCATCAATAGTATGGTATTGATATTCATTGTAGCTAAGTACAAGAATGCCATATTACCTCTATTCAGCTGGAATGGGGACGGAGGACCAGATGATGGAACTCGTACTACTTCTCTTAAGTAGTACCAGAAGTTAACCCTACACTCTTGAAGAACTTTCATCTTATACGCTGTATTTAGATTAGGATCGTGTGGATCTATCTTTGCTAGATCTGGATCCAATAGAGCAAGCATAAAACGATGGTTCTTAACACCAATAGCCCTCAAGTAGTTACTCATCTCTATGAAAGACTTATTGGCGGTTGATTTATGGTAATAGATGGTAGAGTTAGGAATCTCTACCATTGGTGGGTTAACATTCTGTGGTGTGGATTGAGAATTTAGATTGACTGGCTGCATAGCAGACGGCAATACTATTCCCATACAATATCACATCCTTTGCTGACGACTTTAATTCGATGTCGCCAGCTAGGATTATGAGACAAAGCATAACTCAGTACTCAACTGCATACTATAAACATGAAAGGGTGGTACTTGTATATATGAGAAGAACTAATAAAGAGATTATAGAAGAGATGGAGTCTAAATACAGTAAGTTTGCTGAGTTTGCTGTAAAGACCTTCATACTTTGCAATGGAGTTATCAATCCCACTTTTAGAGCAACCAATATAACCTTTGGTCCTAAAGATCCCATGCATGTAGGAACTGTGTTAGGGCAGCAAGTATTCTCTAGAATAGATATCAACTTATTCAATATCTTCACCCATTGTCTTAGAATGAAAGCAATCAGGGATGATCAAGTAAACGCAGTGATCATGAATACAGTAATACATGAATTGTCCCACTGTGATCAGTATATAGACTATCTTAACCCATCTAAGAAGTATATGATGGCTATAGAGAATATAAACAGAGATTGGGTCATACAGTTCATATTGAATAATAGAGAAGTATTGAAGAGAGAACTAGTAGAGGTAGACTTTGATACAGCTATAAAGTGTTCTCCTCCTATAACACATAAGCCAGATTGGCCTGAGAGTGTATATAGAAGTGTATTAAGCCCAGGAATGAAGATAGAGATGTGTCTGAATAAGATAGTGAATGATGATCTATCTGGTCTATTCAGATCTTGTAAGAATATAGACTTGGAATACAATACCTCTCTAGGCCAGAAGTATACCTGCCCTATGACCAGGAATAGTAAATGGCAAGATATCTATCTTATAACAACCACTTTACAGAGAGCAGTAGATGAGTGCAGCAATTACATGTATATGGTGAAATCATCAGAGAAAGAATCTGATCCAGTAACTGTAGTAATCTCATCTATCATAGATAAGCCTAGAATGGTATTAGCATAGAGAACAGAGAAAGAGGATTAACCTCTTTCTCCTTTTCTTTTTTATTGTCTACTGTTCCCTTTAGCATTCTGGAAGTCATGAAGGTCTGAGATGTAGTACTTGATATCTTTGATCATCTCATCGTATATAGCCTGTTCTTCCAATCTACCATCTTTGCACTCTATCTTTACAAGAGGTCTTATATCCTTACGAAGGAGGTTGTCTCTATTGCTGTTCTTAAGGGTCGTATACCAGCTATCAATGCTATTAAACAAGCTATTGTACAGTTTGTTTACATACAACACCTTATTTAGATCCACATCATTGGTATCTATAAAGCGTTTAGTCTTAGTATTAGGATCTAACTTCTTATCCTCTAGCTCTTTTACTCTAGCTTCGCAATGAGAAGTGAGAATCTTGGCGCCTGGATCTATGATGAATGTGATATCTGGCACAATATATGCAGAATGGATAGAATACTTATTACATACTGCTTTACCATCCAATCTTTCATTAACCAGTAGCTTCTTGTAGATATAATGAAGAAGCTCATATGGCCAGATAGGATATCCCTTAGATGTAGGAGTATCTAATGGAAGCTCCTCCATATTAATAGTATCTGCCATGCACTTCAGAATCTCTGATACTCTTACTTTGTACTTATTATGCATAAGATAGCTACAGTATTCTGTATAGAGTGCCATGTTCAAACCATTGTTTTCTAAGATACTATAAGCAACTGTAGACAATGCAGATCTATCCATAAGTACTATATGTCTTCTAGCGTCATTATGGATGATATCTCTAGTGAGATCATTAAATGCTGCCTTCATATTGAGCAGCATCTTAAATTGCATAATCATACTTTCATGACTAGTCTTATTTGGAATATCAAGATAGGATCTAATAGCCTTATATTCTGCATGATTAGCAGATGGAAGGGATAAGAGATGAATTTCTGTATTGATATTGGTCTCTTCCAACCACTTCTTTACCATAGAGATAGACTGAGTCTTACCAGCACCATCTGCACCTTCAAAGGCAAATACGTTTACTGGCAAATCTGTCGGTGAATAGCTATCTTCTGATCCTCTCTTTACGTATAACATGTATAGAACCTCCCTAAGTGATACAAATATCCTTTATAAGATGATCTACTCACTTTTAGACAAAGATATGGAGTATAGCCACTGCGCTATACTCCCTTTATGAACTTATGTAGTTAAAATAAGTCCGAGATTCCATTCATGATCTCTCGGGATACAGCAGTTTCGAGATTCAGATGAATCGTATCGCCTAGACGTGTCTTCATACTAACCGTGCGGTTATATGGATCATATTCCATAGACTCATAGAAGATATCAAAAGAGTTCAGTACTGAACGGATGTTGCTAGACTCACTCAATATAAAGTTGTTGATCTCATTCTGAGTAAGAGGAGCAATGAAGTTGTCGTTAGTATCTACACTGTTTCCATGCTCAGACAGGAAGTCAACTTCCTTCTGCTTGGAGAACATATTAGATCCCTCATCAATGATATACTTCTTGATACCATCTGATCCAGCAGACTCTGTGGTTACAAGCTTAGTCATGTAAGCCTTAGAGTGTGATGGGAAGTATACTCTATCATACGTAACAATCTGCATATTACGTACAGTAGCTCTACCATTCTCATTCAGCAGAGAACCAAGTGCTCTAAGAGAGACAGAGGGTTTCTGTCCATCTTTGAGATCATCATTCAATGAACGGCCGAGATCATTGTTGGTTCCTCTGAAGTGTCCCATAACATAGGGACCATCCATCCAAAGCTTTGTATACCAAATCTGTTCACATTGGGGGTCGATCTTCTGCTGACGAGCAAGGGACTTATCCAATGGATGTCCTGCTTCACCCTTAAAGTTACCAGTAGATACAAGTTCCTGCTGACGTGGATTCATAATAGCAGCAGTAATCTCTTCTACAGGATAATAGCGTCTATTTCTATTGATCTCATCCGCTTCCTGCAGAATGCCTTCTGCAATGACGAAACCATTCTTATTCTCACCAGTGATCTTGAACTCTATATCTGTACGAGTTTCCTCACAGATAATGCATCCAATGAGGTCTCCAAGTCCATTTTTGTTACTCACTTATATACACCCCTCACATAAGCCATTATATTATTGGAATGTAAGACATGTAAAGAACCTAGGGAACTCAATCCCTAGGTTCATGTATGAATTAAGAATGATCTTATTTCTTCTTCTTCTTAGAATCTTTCTTCTCGATAACCTCAGGAGCCTCTTCCTCATGCTTCTCGTTGACTTCAACATCTTTGCCATCAAGCGGCTCGACGTTCTCTTCAACAACCTTCGGCTGCTCAGCAACTTCCTCGCCCTTGATAACTTCGACTCCATTGTTATTTACTTCAATAACCTCAGGAGCTGCAGCTGCCTTCTTAGAAGCGCTAGTAATAACCTCTACGTTAACAGGCGGCCGACCCTCAACATCGGTCTCAAGAATAGCGTCCTGAGTAACAGCAGACGGACCATTATCAGAATCAAAGTTTCCGAAATGGAGCGGAACACGAGCACCATTAGCGAGAACCTCAGCAACCTTTGCTTTGTTCTCAAGACATTTGAGGATAGCATCCGTATCAAGGACGATCTCCTTGCAGATACCAGCGAAAGAGCTATAACCAATAACAAACGGCTGATCGCACGTTACATCAACAATCTTTTTCATTGCCATACTAAATACACCTTCTCCTTTATAGTCGGATAAAATTTTATTGCAATGTTTTGTTAATCGATCATATCGACCTGATCAACAATGTCTATGGGACTGAGTGGATCCTCTTCTGCTACAATATCAATCATATCAGAATCAGCAAGATCTCCACGAAGAAGTTCTTCTTCAGATTCATCTTCATCATCGAGATCTTTGTCCACAATAGCCATGAGAGGATCTTCCATCAGGTCCTCATCATAGTGTCCATCTACCATATCTTCTGCATTCATTGTTTAGATAACTCCTTTCTCAGGAAATTTCTCTAATGGGTTGTGGAAACAGCATACCTTGATCTTCGGGGTAGGCATCTGCCTCTTCATCATAGCATGCCACTGTATCAATCATGAACCCCTCTTCATCGAGTCCAAGAGAGAACATGAGTTCATCGTTCTCATCTTTCCTCATATCTTCAAGAAGGTATTCGTCTACTGCTTGAGACATTATATATCCTCCTCATCGTGGATTATTAATGTGTCTTCACTTTCGTGTCATATAGCACTTATTCTGCACATCCCATGTATCATCCTTACTCTTATCAGTCATACCGTCTAAGAGTATCTTAGTCATAGCAAACATGAGCAATGGAATCTCATAGAACAGCTCATGACTAGGACGATAGTCGATATCTCTTACAGAATCTAATGATGCTTTGGAGACATGATAGTTCAACCCATCCTTCATATAGCCAATGATGATGTTTCTATAGATAGGATTGTTGATATCTTCCTCGTCATATAGTTCTCCATTGACTATACGGTCAAAGAGATCCATATCTAAGAAGTTGATAGGATGACAGAATGAATAGTTTTGCTTTAGGATAGACAATTCGAAGTATTCTTCTAGTCTATCTACCAATAAACTATTCGGATCACAGATTCTTATCGGATATGCTGTATTCAAACTAAGCTCATGATCATTCTCTTCGAAGTTAAGGAACAATGTTCTAGCATACTCTACAGAGAATGTGCTAGACCTGAAAGTAGCTTGAGATAAGTATAGATAAGAGTCTGTAGAGCTATACATGATCTTATTCCTAATAAGGAACTCTACAAGATATGGATCATAGACCAAGTAGTCATCATTGTATAGATAGACAAAAGTTTGGATATTCTTCTTATAGAAGATATCGATATAGAACTGTCTAAGAGTTCCAATCATGTCTGCAAGAGTATCCAATGCAGCCTTATCTTTGTCTTCCATTAGTGTAACAAAATTGGTTCCTACATTACCAGGCATGTATTCAAACACCTTAACCGTTTGACGGTTGAGATGTTTGATAGCATCCATATCTGGTCTGTCTAAGATATAATGGATCCTATAGAAATTCCCACCATTGTCGATGGTATCTTTCTGAACCTCTGTTATCCTGAATACCATCTTGGCATCATCACCATATAATGACTTGATGGTGAAGTAATCATCTGCTGATGGGATGATCGTATTAGGAAGTATATAGGCATCTCCCTCAATAGGAGAAGACTCTGGCCCAAATTCTCCAATCTGAAGATCAATATGCATCTTGGTCAATCCATAGATCTGGAAAGACTTGATCTTATTGAACCGTAATGGAGATTCTTCTCCTAATTGATCATACGCTTGCTCAGTTGCTAGGTCAAAAGTAGTACGTGTAGTACTAAGGTTCCAATAATCAACAGTTGTAGGTTTCTTATCAGTAAACTTGTAATATGGTACAGCTTTTTGAAACTTTTGTTGATATGCACTAATGATACTATCAGCTGTATCTCTATATGAGGTATTAGAGAAACCCATACGTTAACCCTCCTAATCTGCCATGTTATTAAGATGTGATGGAGTAGGCTTGGATTAGAAAAAAGAAAGAAGGTTGTAGTACAACCTTCTTCTATAAGCTTGCTATATCTCTTTTTATGTCGTCTATAAGACTACTATAGGTTATTATAGGATATATGGTCTCTTTCTCTAGATCAGAGTGAGGTATATCTATATACTTAGCCTGATGGTGCAGTAAGACTATCTTTCTGGTATCTCCATATAATGTTTGTGGTATACTAGTACCAAACTTCTGTTCATATGCTTTATTGTAGATATTTAGTGCTGCTAATCCATCATCGTTCATAACAGTACCACATCTACTACAGCAATACTTATGCTGAAACTTATTTCTATTGTTGTTATCTACGTTACCACACATAGGACAGGTAGCAGAAGTGTACAGTGGAGATACTCTAACTACTTCTATTCCTAGTTCATTAACCTTAGCTACTATCAATGCGAATAGTATATCTATTCTCATATCAGATAGCCAAGAATCATCCCTTTGTTTAACCCTATCATAGCTATCAGTATAGAATATAGGCTGATCTTCTATTGCTAGTATACTTAATGGAGGAAGCATCTCCACTATTATATCGGATAGTATATCATACCGTATGAGAAACCAATCATACTTGTTATATGGTATCTTATCCCTCATAAGTATGATCTTATCTCTCCATAGATTATATCTCTTTCTTCTAGACTTCTTGCCATCATACTTCTTAGCACTCTTGATATATGATAGTACAAGATTGCAGTCTGATATCTTCTTATCAAAGTACATCTTAGATTCATTATAGATAGAAGATGGCCATCCTATATTGTAGAATCTACCATATGAGTTATACATAGTAACAGGAAACCTGGTTCCCCAATCTATTGCAGTTATAAATGCATTCTGTATATGTTGTATCATATCTCTTACACTCTTTACTCCATTGGAAAAATCATATCCCATACTCTAATGAGTATGGGAATAGTTCTCTTTTCTAGTTATATATTATATCTATGAAGAACTGACCTGCACAGAAGTTCTTCTATACTAGGAAAGGAGAATCATTATAATGAGTTATATCTACAAAGATAAAGATATCACTTCATTGGTCAATCTAATGATTGACGAGTATAATGATCGATATGGCCTAGAAGCATTCAAAGACTCAGATGTATGTACCAGATACAACTGGGTTAGAAATGCAGCTATCCAAGCAGCCATAGATATCTCAGATATATCTGAGATATAGTCTATGAATTTGCTACCCTAGAAGCCGTCTATTAAGTCTAGGGGAAACCAAGTTGTGCAGGAACTTGGTTTATTTTTTGTTCAATATTGTATAAGTTCTATAAGAAAGATCCCATACTCATTAGAGTATGAGATTCCAGGTTCTCTTTTCTAGTTATATATTATATCTTTGAAGAGGATACCCATACAAACCCTCTTCAATATAAAGAAAGGAGAACTTTTGCTATGATTGAAAAAGTCTATGGCGAAAAGCTTTCACCATTGGTGGATCTAATGATCCATGAGTATGATGAAAGATATAGATTAAGGTTGTTCACGCAACCTAATCCAAGCAAATACGTCAGTGTCAAAAGGTTGGCCGAGCAGGCCGCTTATGACACGAATAAGATTGTAGAAAGATAATTCTTTCTATTTCATAGCAATTAAGTTGTTCTAGGTTAATGGACCAACCAGACTGTATGGGAGTCTGGTTTATTTTTTGTCCGATACTCTATAACTTGTATACATATTCAGATATTCTAGAGGGATGTACTCCAAAGTCTTTCTCTCCTGGAGATGCATTGATATGGATATATACCTCATGGAGTGGAGATATCATATCCTTTATCTGCGGTAAGATATACCCAGGGATGTCATTGTCTATATACAAATGATAAGTAGCATTTACTACTCCAATAGAAGTAGCAAAGTACTTTATGGCACTTAGGTATGCATTACCACCTATACTCAGATAGATATTGTTTAACCTATCTTGATTGCACAAATGATAGAATACGGATAGTATATCGAATGTACCCTCTGCTATCCGTATATTAATATGAGATGCTAGATCTACGTTGCTAGGTATAACGTAATACCCAGATATAGCATTATCTACCAAGTTATACTTTATATACCTACTATTTATGGATTCAGGAAGTTGTACCTTCTTTGGATCAGATATGTTCTTCATGATGATAGATCCATTAGTATTAGTCATGAATCCTAAAAAATAAGTATTAAGGAAGTTCATGATATAATCAGACCGCGTGGCGGTCTGAATGTTGTTATATCTCAATAGATCACTTATGTTTAGAATGATCTTATTCTCTTTAAGATCTTGATAATTTAATGCCAATCCTAAACGATTGTTAATATATCTCAATTTTGCTTCAGAAAGTGCATTATTTTGTGAGGGTAGTATGAAAAACCCATATTGCTTGTTCCTATTTAGCCGATATGCGCCTAAATTAGAGACCCTCTTATTCTCTTTTTCGAGATTTTCCATCAATTCAGTGTCAATGTACTGGGAATGCTTGGAAAACTCCTCTAGGAACGATTGTGATAAAATCCCCCTATGAGTTGTACTCTTAAAACAGTTATACATAGGAGGCTTATCATCAAATCCGAGAGAGATATACATATGCCTTCCATGGTCAGGTTTTCCTTCCCTTTCACATAGAGGACAATTGATTGTAACCTCTCTCTTACCACTTGCATCTTTAGCTTCTGGGAATAGTATATGTATCTGTTCCCTTAAAGCATCTTGTAGATTTGTGTTCATATATTTATAAACCTTTGTCTGATATATACGTTCACAGTATCCAATCATGTAATGGAGACTTTAGTTTCTCCTTTGGTACCCAGGTTGTCAGTGGATTCTCGCTTGATACGAGTACTCCGAGATCCTACAGTTCATAGCAATTTTAGATTTGGCGTTTATAACGTCACCTAGTATATTCTTATTGCTATTCATAAGTCGTATAGCTTTCCGTATGTTTCGGTGCCTACCATTTCCTCCTAGATCAATTATATACATTCTCCAATTTCTTTGGTTTATAGCACATCTATTGATATCTATCTCTAGGGTTTTGTAGAATGGCTCTATGTTCTTATAAAAGGATTGGACAGCTGACAGAAGGTTGTCTTTGGTATATACAACTATCTTATCATTTATCATTTTAGACAGCTTCTTTCCTTACAAACTTCTTGTTATACTTCTTTCTACCCATAAGAGTGCTTTCTTCTTCGTTCTTATCTCTCCACTTCTTTGCTTTGATCATATCCTTCTTGCATTTAACAAGAGCCTGATCCAGCAGAGGCTTAGATATATCCATATTATCCAAGAGTATGACATTATTGAATCTTGGATAATCAGATTCATCAGGATGATCTGCTAATAGTATAGCCAATACCCTACCATACTTGTGCCCAAGATTATAGGGATTGAACAGAATATATCGAACTTGTATATTCTTATCCTCTGTCCTATAGTCTCCATCCCATATGTATCTACCCTCAGCAAATGGATACTTCTTAGAGGTTGCATCCATAAGTGTATCAGAAAGTCTATTAGAGATATCATTGTCCATTATCTCTGAGTAGTTTGTAAGGATAGTATGAGTATCTACACAGTTGAGTACGTATATAGAATAACCAATAGACGTACTAGTTTTATCATACTCTTCTCCAATGATCTCTTTGATCCCATCAATGATACCCATCTTTGCTAGCTTAGATTTCCATAGTCTCATTTTTAGTAAACTCCTTTTCAAATAGAAATGATCCCATACTCTAATGAGTATGGGATGAAATAGTCTCTTTTCTTAGTCGTATATTATATACTTGAAAGGATGACCTGTACAGATTCCTTTCAATCTAGGAAAGGAGGACTATTGCTTATGATAAACAGCAACACAGACTTATCTCCATTAGTGGATCTAATGATCCATGAGTACAATGAGAGATATAGATTAAGGCTGTTTGAGCAACCTAATCCGTCTAAGTATGCTATTGTCAGAAAGCTAGCTGAAAAAGCTGCTGCTGACATAGCCAAGATTATGAACAGATAATCTTCTATCTATCATAGGCAAGAACAACACATCTATTATTTTGCAAAACCAAACTGTACAGGAGTTTGGTTTATTTTTTGTCATCAAATTCTTACTTTGTAACACCATACCTTCTATAGTATACGCGATTCATTTCAGATATATAGTATATAGATATAGTGGGGTTTGTCTAAGTTGTGTTTACACTATAATATACAAGAAAGGAGAGATGGTATATATGGAACTACTGAGTTATGAAGAGCATTATAAGAACAAGACGAAAGAGTTTGCAAAGTTGTTCAAGTATCTATATCTATGTACACTAGAGCTACAGAAGAGAGATTCAGATATAACAGAAGAAGAGATCTCATTTATTAAGTCAATGATAGAAGAACTACAGGGTATTGCTCAGGATCTTATTAGATTGAGAAAGTATGTAGGAATGGAGAGGAATAGTCTCCTTGAAGACTTCACAGCATTCATTGATGACTCTCCACAGACTGATATGTCTAGTACATCGTGGACTCCAAACAAGTTAGCAGAGTTTCTTAGGTTCTATGAGGTAAGAGATCTTCTCACTACGATATGAATACAAAAAAGACAAGGGATACGGATATACCGTATCCCTCTTTTAGTCTGTCAGATCAACATAACAAATCTACACAACTCTTCAGATACAATATCTGGTACCACATTGATTATCAACCCATTGTTCTCTTGGTTATAGTAGTCAATGGTTTGGAACTCAGATGAAAGTATCTGTGCAATCAGAGCGAGAATGACATCTTGTTCTATCTTCACGTTATTATACTTATCGTGAATAAGCGGGTAGTACTTAGATGCCTCTATCTTCTGCAATTCTTTTTTGTTGATATTCTTACGGGTAACGATTCGGTTAACCTTACCACCAACCATGTAAGGAAGCTGGAACAGGTTATAAGACTCTAGTAATCTTCTAGCAGCAATGATCAGTATGATATACTGACGTACATTGACAATCTTAGCAGACTGAGGATCATCAAATTCTTTAGCAAACAGATAAGTTACCAATGTCTTCTGTAAGGAGTTTACTACGATCTTTCCTCCACGAGACATCTGCTTATAGTAGAATGCTATCTCATTCTCATCAAATGGTCCATACTTAATCTCTATTCTTTCCATAGTTGTAGAGCAGTTGACCAATGTTTGAATCAGAATAGCCTCATTGAGTTTAGCAGCATGTGCTTCAAACTTATCACATTCAGAGTTGTTATCATCATCTCGCACAGATGAAGAGAGTACTACGAACGAATACTCGTATGGTACATCTGTAACTCTGAACTTGATATCCCTATTGATTGCGTTGTAGTTGAAATGAATGATGTTCTTATCGTAGGTGTACTTGGGTATGATCTGCATGATGATATTCTCTACAGTCTCAGATGAGTGAGTAGTAGAGTTTCTACCACGGATATTCTGCATATCCCAAAGTACTGCATTGCTAGTAGTATTCTTAGATACGTTTGAGAACGTAGTCTCAAAGATCTTAGAGATGAGATCTATGTTATAGATCATCTTAGATGCCTGGAATAACAGGTCAAATGATTTCAATAGTACGTTCTTGATCTCTCCTGCAGGAACTTTCTTCTTGATGATGAAGTGTGCAAGCATAGGAATCATCATGTTCTGCATGACTGATATCTTCAGCATGATCTTAGCATGATAATCCGTATACTCAAGTACTGGAGACTTATTGTTCTTGTAGTTCAGTTCGAGGTTATACTGCTCGATGTTCATCTTATCGATCTGATAATTCAAGTACTGAGACTGATAAGATGCATTAGGATTGATGAAGTGCTTCCATAGGTCATGGAGGAACATATCAAGAGAATAGCTATCTGTCTCGCAGTCTATCATGTATTTGATATGAGCATAGAGACTTAGAAGCTGTAACTCTTTATCATAGAACCTCTCAAAGTAGTTCATATAATTAGTGCAATGATCTCTGAAACCAATGGAGAGTTTACCATCTTTCATCTTCGTATCAGAGTTATAACACCGTTTAGCAGTCACGTAGAAGTAGTCTATCATGTTATTAGCTTCATCATCATCTGGCATACCGAATAGACGATGTACAGGTGCTATGATAGCTCCTCTTATATGAGTGAAGATTCTCTCTTCTGGACTCTGTGGTGTCCACATATCAATCGGTGGTTGATATGCATCTTGTGGTAAGCTAGTTTGCTTTAGGTTTATCTGACTATTGATAGCTGAGTTATGAAGTGTGACTTGATCCCCCTGTTTGTACAGACCAGTGTTTACAAAGTCTACAACTTGTATCTTCTGACCTGGTTTGTAAAGTGAGCGGTCCAATATGAATCTAGGAGCATAAAAGCGCTGATTCGGATAGGACAAATCAAACTCGTTCTCTACACTCTCTTCATACATGAGTTTTCTCCTCTTCCTCTACTAGTAGTTTCCCTTTACATTTCTATAGTATACCGCTGATAAACAGTTTACTACTTTCTACCAATTTTACGCACTTTAGACACAGTCTTTACGGTGTTTGCTCTAGATATCATAGAGTTTGACCTCTTAACCTTATCTACCATCTTAGACATATGAGTTGCTCCATTAGCTTTGAACCTAAGATGACCAGCATCCTCATCTCCAGTTGCTATGGTCATACTACCTTTCTTGGTAGCAGACTGTATCTTCTTCATATCATTGGTCTGAGTGATCTTCTTATTGCATGGCATGACCAACTCATTTAGCGCAGAGGACGTGAACTTCTGTGCATCCATCCAGTTAAGCTTGTTCATGAACCCTTTCATTTCAAAGAACAAGTATGCCACATATATAGACTTAACGTAGCCAGATGTAGTAGTTGGATTAGTAACCTGAGGGGTTTTCTTTACAGACTCAGGACTAAGCTTTCCAACTAGTTCTGGTACTACCATCTTATTCTTATTGAACGCATAAGCGTAAGTGTAAGTAAAGTTGGGATCATTCGAGAAGAATCTTACGTAATACTTATTTAGGTTTGTAGGTTTGAGGTTTACATCATCTTTGGTATAGAAGTCTAACACTACGTCATAGGTTAGATTCTCTATAGTCTCAGATGGGAGTTTAATGAGCATAACGTATCTGGTATCGTCATTCTTCTTAAAGAGGAAGTACTTGATCTTACCAGCATACTTTAGCATCATCTTGTTGAACTTATCTGTGTAAATAGCCTTGGCCATATCTGTTTGACCAAGCATGTGGTTTCTACCACCAGCGGGATTCTTTAGATAATCACTGATTGTCATTTCCATACTATCATCTCTTCCTTCCCTCTATAAGTAAAAGATATAGTCGGTAGACTTAGTAGTCTACCGACACTGAATAGAGGACATCACAAAATTGATAGAATACATATACCTTTATGTATTTAATGTTGTAAAAACTTACTCTTCCTTCTTATCCTCTTCTTTGAGGAACTCTTCTACAGAAACAGACTCTGGCTTCTCTTCCTTCTTCTTAGTAGCATCTACTACCATTGTCTCAGGAGAGTTTTGGTATCCCTCAGATACTGCATCCATAGAGTATACATTGAATCTCGGATCAGGTACGATGAACTGATTCGTATCAAAGAGGAGGGTAATGATACGAGCAATAGCATCGAGCATTACAGGTTCCGTCTGAATAGAAGTAAGAACCTTACCATCAAATGTCTCAGTGATGATATTAAGCGGGCACTGCTCTTTGAGGTTGTACTGAGTCGGATCAAACGTAAGGGAAGCAAGAACAGTCTTTGTAGCAAGCTCTTTGTTTCCATCATAATATGGGAGATAGATAGCAGAACAGAGCTCTACATAAGAGCGGAGGATAGCAGAGCTAATGGTATACTGCAGAGTTGAGCTATACTTCTCTGAATCCGTAGCATCCTCTTTATCTTCAATAGCTGCTTTAACCTCAAAGGTCTCCTGGTCAATGCGATTGAATGCCTTAAGACCCTCATAGTTGGCTGCATAACCAACACCCTCTTTAGCAGCAGAACGGCAGTTCAGTACTGCATCCTCTACAGAGTCTTTGAGAGAATCGCGATCAGCAATACCAATACCGCCAATGTAGAGTTCTACCATATTAGCTTTGAGTACGTTGATACGGCGCTTGAGATTACCAATCTTAACAAGCTCTTCACGAGTCTCCTCATACTTCTTAAGAAGTACATCAAGCTGCTCAAGATAGTTAGTGAAGAACTCTGTACGGTTGCCATCCTTGTCGAACATGTTCTTCGGGTTGATGATGCGAGTACTAAGAGCATCGATAACAACCTTCTCTGCTTCTCCTCCAAATGTGGTGATATTCTTATCGGTAGGAGCAAGGTTGACAACCTTATCATTCTCATATGCTTTCGGATCAATATACTTCTTGATGAACTTAGCACCAGTCATGTTCATGATATCAGTCAGATAGTTGTTATCATTTGCAATATTGGTGACCAAGCAGATCGGGAAGCGATTCTCTACAGGAACAGCTGTGAACTGACTGATGAGAGAATCAATATAAGAGTTAGCATCACGAGAGATATGTGGAGAAATAATGACAACAGCACGAGGACGAGGACCCTTATACTCCTTCTTAGCCTGCATTGCTTTCTGCATCTCAGCTACAGGCCCAAATGTCTCTTGGTCAAGGATCATACGTACGTTGTTGATCATATCAGGAGTATCAATCGGAGACTCAAATACATATACTTTCGGATTGATAAGTTCACATGTCTGATCAACCGGATTATTTACGAATGCAGGATCAATGTATCCAGACTCATAGGTCATACCATTGAAGGTCTTAACAACAGTATCAGTTGTATTCGAGATAGCAACATCAATGAATACATCCATACCAGAATCTTCATAGATCTTCTTGATGATCTCTGCCATCTCTTCATTACCATTAAGGGAGGTAAGAGCGATATTATAGATATCATCTACAGTAGCTTGACGACCACTCTTGATGATAAGCTCTCTACCCTTCTTGATGATATCTTTGAAGGTACGAATGATAGCCCGCTTCGGAGCACCGGCATTCCGATGAATATCATACAGACGCTGGAAGAGATAGTATGACATCATAGTTGCAGATGTAGTACCATCACCAACCTTCTTGATAACCTGAGTACAGATATCACGAATCTCATCCTTAATAAGGGATTCAATCGGCTTATCCACATCCACATGTTTGAGAACAGTGAATCCATCTTTGGTATAGTTATGCATAACAGCCTTGAGGTTAGAGTTGGTATCTCTAAGGCTATATGCAGTATATCCTCCCATAGGACCATAAGTGCAAGATACAGCATCGGCAAAGATCTTCAATGCACGGAGCTGTGCTTCTCTCAGGGCATCTTCTGATACAACGTTGGTTACTACCTTTACTTCAGATGCTGATCCCTGTGACATTGTCATTTACATCTACCTCCATATCATTTGGAGTCATATCGCTATCATCGGGTAGTTCAAACCCACGATATGGCTCTATGAATGCTATTGTATTACTCATACCTAATGGGAGAACTGACTCCTTAAGCAATCTCTCTTTGAAGTTAACAAAGTTGGGTTTATGGTAATAGATATACAGACTCTTCCCATCTATATTGCTAACTCTATCCATTAGTGTATCCATATTGTATACGAATAGAGAGAAGTATTTCTTAGCGTTATCTATATCCATTTCAGCATGCCAATCTTGTTTTAGTCTCTCTATAAAGGTCTGTTCTTCTAACCTACTACAGTTGACATGGATGGTATATCCATAGTCTCCATAGCTGCTATTGATGAGCTTAACTATATCAGTCTGTGGCGACTTAGCTAATATCTCACCCCAATGTCTGCTTCTTAATTCTTCATACAATGACTCTGCTTGATCTATATACTCTTCTTTAAGTATCATCTCTATAGGATTGAAAGACTCTCTGGTGAGAACCTTGCATCTAAAGAAGTATGGTGTCCATTCATATGCATCTTTCCGTATATACTTAGAGTTTGGATACTTTTTGAGTATATACTTAGCAGATGCATGGGCAGTATCAAACAATACGTCAAAGTCTACGAAGATAAGCTTGTCTCTTTGTGCCATTAAAGATCACCATAAAAAAAAAAGAACAGCTGAGAGATACAGCTGTTCTCTTCTATTCTGTATATGCTATAGAGGATTAGCTGGAGAGCAATCCTTCAAGACTTCCTGTGGTATATCCTGCTGTTCCAGGATTGCTTGATGTATTAGAGTTGGAGGAACCACTATTGTTGTTGAAGTAGCTGTTACTCTTATAAGATCCACCATTGTAGTTGGAGTTGAGATCTACTCCAAGTTTGGATGCGATCTTATCAAGAGTTGGATACATAGCTTCTGCTACGGTGAATGCAATGGTATTAGTCATAGCAGAGAAATAAGATTCGAGCTGCATGATGATAGTATCAAGCTCTACATTGTTAAACTGTTCAAAGTCCTGCTTGTACTTGCCAGTCTTTTCGTCATAGTCTTTAATTGCGTTGTAGAACCCAATCTTACACTCATAAGCATAAGATGCTTCTACATGACCGTCTTCTGTTACTCGACGGATAATGATTGAAGGGCCAACCTTCTTCGGATCTTTATTGAAGAACTGAGGAGAACAGATAGCAATAAGACTCTGTCCAGATACGATTCCACTATTGTCAACTTTCTTAAGATCATCAGTTTGCCACTTATCACGGAACTCTTTAAGAAGCTGGGCAAACATCATAGCTTTCTGAGGTGTAAGGTAGATAGCAATACCATTCTTACGATCATATTTGATCTGATCATCATCTGATTCAATAAGTGGATAGATAGCCAACTTGATCGTTGTCTTCCACATACTGAACGACATCATTGTCTTATCAACAGTAGACTCCTTGTTGAACAATGAGTATCCATACAGTGTAGGAGATACCTGATTCTGATTTCCATAACTACCAAAAGCTGCCATGTGATGTTCCTCCTCTAAAGTTAAGAAATGACTACGTAATGGTATGTAGTCTCCACTATTCATTTCTATTGTATATACCCAAAAAAGATAATAAGAAGTACTACTCCAAATGGAGTAGTACTATTGGTTGTTCTATTGAGCTTCTACGTTAGAGTTTTCGTATGAGTTTACCATATACTTGCTTGGAGTAAAGAGCTGTCCCTTAGTAAGAGCACCCCTCATCTTTCCAAGATCAGTATACATGTCATTACACTGTTTTACTTCAATGGGAGAGAGCGATCCATCATTCTCCACATAGTCTTGGATATGGGACATCTTGTTGTTGATATCACCAATTAGATCATCCAACCCATCAGGTTCATTTGCATCAACCTTGTCTTGTCTCAGTACGAGATCTACGATATCTTCTTTGACTGCCTCAAGTATAGCATATGAATCATAAGAGTGGAGATATGCACTCTTAGTAATCCCATTACGCACTTCTGTAAACAGATTAGATGCTTCTTCCGTAAGCAGTTCAGAGTCATCAATGTTTGAGATCTCTACAACAATCTTACGCAATTCTCTCTTCTCAATCTGAGATGGAGAGAGTTCAATACATGTCTTGATACCCATGATAGCAGGAATGCGATTATGAGCAATATCTTTATAGAATCGAAGAATCCAAGAGAATACGATGAACTTGTTTACAATTTCTCTGTTATGGTTGTATCCAAGTCTAGAAGCTTTGTTGAATGCAGAAGTAATCAGACCAGAGAAGTCACACCAGTCAATGAACTCATCTGTCAGTTCAGATGCCACATAATGATCCTTCTCAAAGATTGCTGTATACTTACGCATAGAATCAGCAAAGCCATATGCCAAGAGATTACGATAATGGATAGACTCAGGAATCTTCAATACGCCACCAGTCTTAGCCATATATCTATCCAGCTCTTTCTTAACTGTATATACAGGAGCTGAGTCATTTACAAGATGGCCAATATCATGGATAAGAACAGCAGTGATCTGAGCAGGAGTGAGATCAAGCCTATCGTCAAACAGACGGGAGTCTAACTCTACATCAAACTCATTGATGATAACTCTATCATCATTGCTATCTCCAAAGAGGATACGCATAACGGTACTTGCCGTCACTTTAGGCAGTACATAAACTCCAAAGAAGAGCTTGTCGATATTCTGAGTATATACAAGATTGAGACATCTTGCAGGTTCGAAGTACTTATTGATATATAACTTAAGATCATTCACATTTTCTACAGAAGGATCTCTCTTTACCTCTGCCACTGCAGCTTCAATATCATCATATTGTCTCTGAAGCTGCTGTTTTTCCTTACTCATCTATTATATCCCTCCGATTCGTCATATTAAGTAGTTACTACAATGTTTGGGTATGGTAAAAGTACGGGTTACGTATTATCTTCGGTTCTTTTTCTCTTTACCAAGATCATTCCTGGTGCTGATACTCCTATATGAATAGCTACTTTCTTAGGTTGTATGAATGGCTTGTCTTTATCCTTATTCTTAGACGATTCTGCTCTATCTGCATTGTAATCATTTAGGGATCTAGGCATGACATTGTAGCTCCTTTCAGTTATATATTATATATGTGTGTAAGAAGAATAAGGTTATCAAGTCTCATTATAGGATGATAAGAGGAGATGAATGTATATGATGGGCAAAGCTGAAATAAGGATTATCAATGTTCTTTCTATGGCGGCTAGAAAGATAGAGAAGAGGATAGAGGAGTATGAGAAGGATAATAGATCTTATAACTACTATAAGGCTCTAGACCCTGCTCATAATATTGTCTTAGAGCTGGATAAACAAAGGGTCCATATCAAGGAGTTAAAAGACGCCAACAATATGGTATCTGATGAATTTGAATCCAAGATCTCAGATCTTAGAAAGAAGTGTATAGAACTAGAAAGCTATATACTAAATCTGGGAAGTTCGGCTAATCATGCAATATAAATAGAGCACTTATTAGGGTTCTTGAGAAAAGGAGATAGGAAATGAATAAGGTAAAGGTAAAGATCGATACGTATGATATCGTGGAGGATCAGAACAAGGTTCAAACTGTAGACAATGTATGTCTAGACAAAGTAGCATCACTGCTTGAATCTATCTATGATAGAAACTATGATGAGATTTTGACAGTAGACGAACCCTATTTGGATGAGTTAAGGAAACAGATTGCTGATCTTGGATACTCTGAGAAGTCTCTCAAGATCACTATACTGAAGGATGATGAAGATGACAGTCTTTATCATATCAATGTAGGAGTATTTGTCCCTAAGGAGTACAGAGTAGCTCTCAAGCCTCCTACGTATACTCTTGATATAACCCATCTTGTACTCCAGTGTGTAACAGATTTTGACAAAGAGTACTTTATGAACTATATCAGGGTTCTCATCTGTGGGTTTAGATCTACTATCAATTGTAGTGAGATCGCTAGAGTCGTAGCAATGGCTCATAACCTTGTTATGACTATAACTGATGATACTGCTCCATCTAACATGGCTTCTTTATCTATGAAGGATATTGATATGAGCGATTTTCTGAATAGTGTAAGTAAGTATCTTGTTAGGTGCTCTATGTGCAGTAATCAGTATAGCACTATAGCAATAGCATCTTCTCCATATACAAGAGAGTTGATGGATGCTCTTATGGGAGTCGCTAATTGGTTTGCTCATCACTATGAGGAAGATAATGAGTACACCATACAGGCTCTTAATGAGGCTAGAGGAGAGTATCTTAACTTCTTAGGATTCTTGACAGTGAACTTCAACCTTCCTGGCACTATACATGCCAACTACTTCTTGAACTATTACTACATGAGAAAGAACACTAATCATGTAGATGTGAGAGTAGGCACATATGATAAGGATAGATTCTATAAGGATCCTACACTTATCAAGCACTTTGAGGGTTATTCTCCTCTTACTGATATAAAGCATAAGAGAGGTATACTTGGTATAGCATACAATGTATGTATGGCTCAGTACAATATGGAGTACAACATCTATGCTGCCAAGGCTAAGTCTGGTAGAGAAATCTTACTCAACAAGTATGATCCAGATAAACAACAGAGGAAGTTCTGCAAGACCTCTGGAGAATGCTTGCTGAATGAGTTGGTAATAGAGCTGTATGCTCTTGATGATGACAAGAACACAGATCTGTGCTCTTATATCTACAATCTGTTCAATGAGATCCCATACTATGAGGTTCTGTATGCTGGAGGATACAAGTTTGACGAGAACGATGTCACTGGTTATATAGAGTCTCTGATTGCTAAGAGGATTTCGAAAGAATCTGAGTAAAAGAAAGGGTATAAGGTGAGTTGAAGGATGATTACTTACAAAGGATACCATATCATGTCTATGAGTGGACATGCTCTCAAACAAGATGATAGAGCACTTTCTGAGAATATCATCAATGTACCGAGGAACATTGAGGTTATCTTCAGAAGGATTGATAAGGGAGAGATCCCTATCAATAAAGACGAGGTTCCTTGGGGTGCTATGGTGGGAGATGATACCATCATTATCAGAGACGACAGCGATAGGCTCTACAACTATCTCAAACCGCACTTCGAGAGTATCGAATCTATCACAAAGAAAATTGCGTAAACACAACTATATGAGGATAGCAATCAAGCTATCCTCTTTTTTTTTTATTATGAGACACTAGAAAACCCGTAGGGCATTGAGCCCTACGGGGAAATCTAAGTCAATATTTATCTTCGTGTTATCACGGAGTTCCAGACGGCTGAGTCGTTGCGTAGTTCGGCGGGTTAACCGCATGCGGAACGCTCTGTCCCTGTGCAGGCTGCTGACCAGCACCCATAGCACTCGGGTAGATAGCAGCACGAGCCGTACGTGTCTTCGGCTTGAGCTCCGTATGCAGATACTGCTGGTTGCCACCATTTCCGTCGCTACGGTAACCAACTTTGTTAGCCGTGTAGTCATTGAGAGCACGATTCGGATCAACCGGAGTCTTGTTCTCGATGTCTTCCTTACGGCCAGTCGGGTTGACGATCTGGATACGACCCTGAACCGGCTGATACTCGACCATGAGCCAACGCTCAAACGCCGTTACAGCAGGCAGCTGGTAGTTCTTCGTATCACGAATGTCATTACCAACGTAGAGCTGATAATCGAAGATCTTATAGATTACTCGCGTCGAATTACGCGGGCAAAGAATAATGATCAGGTTGTTGTCGTTACGCAGCTTGTTCGAGCTGATGAACTGGTAGATACGGTTATCAGAAGTCTTGACAGTCTTCTTATAATCGAGCATAACCGGTCCAATGCTTGCCGGAGTTGCGTAGTTGTATTCCTTCGGAGAGATCTTGCGGATCAGCTCAGGACGACCAAAGATGGAAACCGTCATATTCTCATCGTTAAGAACCTGCAGGAGGTACGTAACCTGAGTATCGAGGTAATCCATGAAGGTCTCATAACGCCATGCGACGTAGGAGCCCATGTAGTTGTCATCCGGAACGAAGTTGAATGCACCAGAGATCGAAGAGGTCTCAGGGAGGTTCAGGAACGATTCGTCAAGCTTCTCGAGGATCTTGTCATCCTTGTAGTTTACAAGGGTGAGCTTCATCATGCTGAGGATCTTCGTGAGCTGGTTCGTGTTGTACATAGCCTGAACGTCACGAGTTTCCTCGGGCGAGATCGTAACCGTGATATGCGGAGCATCGGGGATCTCGAAGTAATCCGTACGTGCGGACCACTTAACCTTCGGCGTATCGTACGATGCACTCGACGTATCGAGAGCAGCACTGAGAACAACAGCCTTAACGTTGGTCGACGAGCACATGAACGTGAAACGGTTCTTATGCATCGAGCCAGCGATCTGGAAGATCTCACTACGGGTCGTTGCAGCATTTGCAGCCGTAGCAACCTTCATATCAATACGCTGCTGGAACGTACGGTCATACTGACCATAAGCAGCAACGAACTGAATCGGGTTAATCGTGAGAACAGCCTGCTTCAGACCAACATCAGCAGCAGCAGCCTTCTTAATCGTCTGCGTAGCCGTGTCGTAGAACTCGTCACCCTCTGCAACCCAAACCTGATCAACGATCAGCTTAGTAACACGGGTCGAACGAGAAAGGTTCGAAACACCATTCGCAACAGCACCGAGAAGAGTGAGAACATCCGTCTGCTGATCTTCCGGCAGCTGGATAACAACATCCTTGCGCGGAACAGCCGACTCAACGACGTCCTTAATCTTATCCTGCTCGAGGAACATATCAATCTCACGGTTGTCAACCGGGCTGTACAGCGTACGAGTCTCCATCGTGAGAGTGAACTGCGGGCCTGCAGCAACATCCTTCGGAATAGCACCCTTGTCGAACACCGTCGTCATAAGAAGGTTCTTATGCATCGGGAACGTGATACCAACCGTCGGGTTGAAACCACCAAGCGGAGCAGCCTCCATGAGGCCCTGAAGGTCATGCTCAAAGAGAGCACCCATTGCATCGTTATGCTCTTTAATAGCCTGCGGGCTCTGCATATCAGGATCGTTCACATCGAACGACTCACGGATGAAGAGGTTCTTCATCTGATGCTTGAGTCCAGGGTTCATAAAGAACTTGGACGGCTCAGTGAATATATCAACCTGCTCGGAGAGACCTGCCTTGCCAACAGCAAGGAACTGTTCAGCAAGAGGACGCATCGAATCTTTGCTATAGAAGCGCTCAAGCTGTTCCTCGGAGACGGCGGTCTGCTGGCCTACAGGAGTACCAACTAATGCCATATTATATTTCCTCCTTTATTATACTTTTCTCAATAAGAAAGGTAATTTCTTGATTGTGTAAATGGGTTTAGTATTACAGCACAGACTTCCCTATCAAGCCTACACTGTAGATAACATACCAATTTATCAATATGTTGTTATAGAGCCTTCTAGAATAATTTCTTAAATCGACCTAGATACACTAAAATAGCTGGATTGCCATAGTAGGCAATCCAGACTTTTATGTTAGAAATCAGTTTCAGATGTGAGATCAAAGGTCTTCTCAAGCTGTTTTGTATGAAGAGTCTGCTTATTATACTTAGCAGCTCTCTTAAGTCTTGAGTCATATACTATATTGATCATATCATAGATCTGATTGAACGCTGCAGTAGCCTTCTGAAGCTCTATCTCATTCTCTACATAGGTTCTTGTAGGGAAAGAGAGTACTAGAGCATCCCTTACATTATCTTTCAGCTCTAAGAGCCTACGGGTAGCAAACTCTATCATATTACTATCATAAGAAGTCTTGGTCAGCTTATTCATCTGATCTAGTGTATCAACGATAGTACTATGAAGGTTCTTATATTGATTCTTTAAGGTTTTGATACGAATAGCAAACTGTTCTGGTTTGAGATTAGAGAATACTTCAGATTCTGCTTGTTCTAAAGGATCTTCTTGTCTAGCAACAGGACCTTCTAATCCTTCTTCTCCTGTACCATCTTCAGCAGGAGATTCCTCTTCTGAGGAGTAGTCTTCTTCAGCATTCCCCTCTTCTGGATTCTCTTCAGCATATTGTTGTTGCTGTTGGTCATCCTCTTGCGGGGTTTCCTCTTGAGGTGGAATATTTTGAGTCTCTTGAGGTTGTTCCTCTTGCTGAGGGGACTGATTAGTCTGCTGATTCTGATCATCCTCTTGTGGCTGCTGTCTAGACTGAGTAACATCAGGAGGTTCATCTGGTTTGATATTCAGCTTCTTTGCTACGCTTGGTGTGGCCTCTTGAAGAACGAGGCTATTAAACAGATCAGTCATGTTTACATACTCTCTTTCTTCTAGATATTACTCATCATCTTTCTTCTTCTTTGGATTGCCCTCATCATCGAATTCATCATCTTCGAAGTCTTCATCGTCATCATCGCTTATCTTAGATGGAGCATCCTTCTTATAATCGTTTGTATCCTCTTCATCCTTCTTGTCTTTATCGTCATAGTAGTCTGAAGCAGGAGTTACTTTCCCATCAGGATCTACCTGAGAAGTTCTATAGTGAGATCTATTAGCGGGATCATCTGCTCTGTTCTCTGCTCTATTAGCAAGCTCAGCGGCAGTTCTTTCTCTCATATCGTCATAACGAGTCTCTAAGTTATGGATGGTGATATCAACCTGATCCATATAGGCTTCCATACGTCTACGTTTCTCTGGATCTGTAGACTCTTTGATCTTACGAGAGAGTGCATACTTATGCTCTCTCCACTCTGTGATAGCATCTTTAAGATAAGCTTTCTGAGAAGCCTTGGATACGATATAAGATACAACAGATCCAAAGATGCCACCAAGGGGCCCACCAACAGAGAACCATCCGAGTGTTATAAACGCATAGAAGATGATAGAGAGTGCATTATGAGTACCCTTACCAATATCTTCTGCTCTACATGGTACCAAGATAGCAGTTATAGCAGACTTAAGAGCTGCCATAGACTGTGTTGGGAGCATCTTCATTTTAGTGATGAATTCTTTGATTCTCTCCTCAGGAGATGCAAACTCTTTCAGTACCATTACTTCTGCAGAATGGCGGATAGCATCATACTGATCTAAGTCTTCAGACAATCCTAAGATAGACTCGTCTCTATACTTACGACTAGCCTCTTCATCTGCTAGCTTCTGCGCATCTACTGACTCATATACCATCTCTTCTGTATAGCGATTACCATTAACCTTTCTAAGAAGAGAGATATAGTTATCTAGCTGATCTCCAATGAAGATATCAGACTTAGCAGCAGACTCTATAAGATCTATGAAGTTCTCTATCTGATTACGTCCATAATTGATCATGAAGTAGTCTACTACATTCTCTAATACAGCTACATCAGACAGCTTATCACTCATCATATCTTCCGATATGGGTTCTATATTGGAATATACAGAATAGAGTGCTGACTCACATGCTACACAGAACTTGTTCTTGAGATCCATATTGTATGTGTCGATCAGCTCACAGATATTGTAAACTGCTTCTGTAATGGAATCCTCATAGAAGATATGTGGTTGAGCTACTTTAACAAGATTGAATCTTCTTGATACTGTATCGATATTCTTCAATACCCGGTCACATTCTATAGCCTCGTTGATACTTTCCATCATGGTATACATACAACTCTTCATATCATCATTCTTACATGTCTTGATATGGTTGTAGATATCAGCTTTCATCATAGATGGGGAGTCAATATATGGAAGGATATTGTTGTTTATAACCGAAGTCATCTCATGTAACTGCTGAGAGGTTCCCAATTCCCCTACAGCTTCATACAATGACATGAGCTGATTCCAGTTCTTTCCAATAGACGGAGAGTAATCATTCCACTTATAGACTGACTCCATTATATTATCAAAGCTATATGATTCCTTCAATGCTACATTTCCGTTGTCTTTGTACAATGGATAGATAGTGTTGGTTCTCATTGGTCCCTGCTGCTTTCTGCTCTTCCTTTGCAGAATAGCGCTGATATGATGATGATTACCCATTTTAATCCTCCCTAGTTTAGCGTATCAGGCTATAATTACTGGAATGTTTCTGAATAGCAAAAATAATGGGGTTTCGTAAAACTAAGAATCTTAGGTTATATACTATAGAGATGAGAAAATGAAAGGATGTGAATCATTATGGGAGATATCATAGATGTCTTTGCCATATGCCCTCATAACTAAATCTATATAGATGGGCAAAGGTGGTGAAGAGATATGAAGATTCACTTCGATGACGAAAGTGATGTGTTTATCATTCTTGTAGAAGAAGACTGATAAACATGGAAGGAGTTCTCTATGGAACTCCTTCTCTTTTTTTTTGTTAGAATGTAGGATTTGTAAACTTAACTGGGTTATCTGGTAGATTCATAGTAAGATTATAGATGGCTTGAGCTCCTTCATGAGTAGTCTCCATCTTATTCTTAGCTCCGAATCCAATATAGTGTACTTTGGAGTTTATAGCCTTAAATAGCTCATCATTGGCTTCTATAGAGTAAGGAACCTTAGATGATACTGTATCACCATCAAAGTCTCCTCCAATAGATCCTAATCGTACGTTATTTGGTAAAGCTACATCAACGAAGTGGTTAGAAGAGTTCGTATTGATATCTTCTGGTGCTATCTTAGGATACTTCTTATAGAAAGTTCCATTGACAAGAAGGGGTTCTGTCTCTATAGTAGAGATAACCTTTATCTTAGCAGGGAACTGGTTATAGAAACTATCCACTGGGAAGCGTGTTACAAGGGTCATCTTGTCTTTGGTTACTTCCATAGCAGCCATGTATATAAGATCACACCATGTAAGAGGTCTAGAAGTCAGAGTATATCCTTCTTTAGAAAGAGTACCTGAAGAGATAGCATTAGCAACTTCTTCATCTGGTACATTATATCCTTTGAACTGCAGATATGCTTTCATTCCTCTAGGAGCATTCTTTATAGGAGCCTCTACAGGAACAAAGCGGTTAGACATACCATGCATGAACCTACTTATTTCTTTTTTGATTCTCTCGTCTGAGTATACGGCTTGCCAGTCATCTATATGGGCTCTCTCAACCTTTTTGGTTCTAGAGTTATATACCATAAGATCTTGTACGTCAGACATCTGGTTCTCAAACCATTTTCTGATCCAATAGAGCATATATGGGAACAAGTTAGCACATACAGCTGCTATAGGAAGCCCAATAGAGTCTAGATCTACATCCAGATCTTCCAGTCTCTCTTTTCTAAGGTTCTGTGTACAGATAACCAATCTAGAACCCCAGTCGAAAGACTTCTTCATTCCTGCTCTGCGAATCAAACCAAGCTTTCTAGATAGACCAGATGCTTGAGCATCATTTCCTGTAATAGGATCCCTACCAAAGATGAACCAGTTATAGATCTTTACAATATTATCCTGTATACGTCCTCTAAGAGTTCCATTGAGGGACAAGCCATAGTCATCAGATTCTTGTAATGCTTTAGCATCTCTTACTATAGCATTATAGAGTTTATTGATCTCTCCAACTCCTACTTTGCCATCTGCTTCAGTATTCACGTCTCTCATACCAGCAGGAATGACTATGACGTCTTTCATAAAGAGGGAGTCTCTATACTTCTCTAAGAAGTTGATCTTAACTTCTCTCTTAGAAGAGTTAGTCTTCTTGAAGTCTACTTTCTTAATCAACTTCATAAGGAACTTTATACCAGTTTCTCCATTTGGATCTGGTTTAAGCTTACCTTTCTCTGGGTCGTATACGAAATTCTCCATCTCATACACACAGGGTTTGATATTGGAGTCCAGCTTACTCCATATCTTATATGCCAATGGATGCATGAAATATTCGCCCGCTAGATGGATATATGCAAAGATAGTTGTTCTATCATCTTTGGTTATACCAAAGATCTCATTAGAGAGTAATCCATCAGTAGTAGGCATATTAGATCTAGCAAAGAACATTGGGTTCGTAATCTCTTTGAGTTCGTTTACTTTGATGAATTTATCCACATTTAGTGGCTCTATTGCTAACTGGCGTACAGAGGGATCTTTGTTTTCTGCCATTAGTATCTCTCCTCCACTATTCGAAATTACTTGATAGTCTTAGGAGTCAATAAGGGATGGTAGTACTCATAAGAGTACTACCATTTATACTATGTATGGATTAGTATACTTTGATGAAACTCTTCACAAGGACAGTTGGCGGAGGAGTAGGAATATTTGCTGGGAGGAATCCATCTACTTTGAAGTCTTCTTTATATAAGCAGACTCCTTCATGAATGATAACCTCATCAATGACGCCACCAAATGCACCAGATCCATCTATATCAAAGATAGCAATCTCTGATTTATCAAAATCTATGTCATAATTGTCATTCAACCATCTGGGAGTTCCATTGTTTATTTGATACCCATTTACTGAGATATAGTACTTCTTCTCATCTCCATCTCTACAGATAGTGAAGAATACCCAATCTTTTAATGTAGCATCGAGGTTCTCATAGATATCAAACTGCTTATAGTCAGAGCTTTGAGAGTCGTCATTAAAGATAACGTCTTCATATCCACTATATAGACCAAAGTTCTGACCAGCAGACTTAAGGAATCCCATCTGCTCCCATCCAGCTTTTTGTCTAATACTACCCTTCTTAGCCCAGAAAGAGATGGAGAAAGTCTTGATTTTATCTGTTGTAGGAGTTTTGATCTTATAGAGTACTCTAGCACCACGAGTAGCAGGAGCTGAACACTTATAAGCCTTGCGCCCACTCACAACTCCCTCTTCAACCTCTGTAATAGCTGAGCCTCCAGATACACTATCAAATTGGTATTTACCAATAAGCTCATTCACTCCAGATAGGTAGAATATACAATTAGTGGGATCATATTTGGGTTTCATACTATTTGTAGGTTCTGCTGGCTTATTTGGGTTGGGAACTGTGGTTCCTATAGGGATATTGTATTCATCGATAACATAATCAGTTGGAAGAGTAAATGTTTCAGTATTCCAAAGATCCTTACCACGGATAAATGTCATATCATACAACTTACCAGATATAGACGAGTTATTATCTCCATTATACTCGGTAAGGATTCCCATTCCTCTAGTAGCAAAGTCCCATTTCTGATTGGGATTATCTACAGGGCCCGTCCATTCTCTCTTGCCGTTTATATAGATAGAGTAAGATGTTTTACTATGCTTAACAAACGCTATATGATACCATTTATTGTAATCTAGCATATTATGAACATTAGCCGTTGGCCAGCTTCCAGTAGTTATAATATTTGGACCAACAGTACTACAAGAAGTAGATAATCTCTGATAAGATATCACTCTACCGCCATTTATCAATGTACCATATGGGTCTGAAGCTTCTATATTAATCCATGCACAACAAGTCCAGGGTACATCTTCATCCATTATCCAGTATGGTTTCAGAGCATCTCGGCGTTTAGTAGATATCTCCGTATTTATAAATATATGACTGGTACGAATAGGTTTGTAAAGAGCCTTGCCTTTTGTAATAGGGCCATCTTTATCAAACGTTATATTCACTGAAGGGTTATCGTAGTTCTTCTCTATAAATATTCTGTTACACTTACCACTTACATCATATACCTTTTCCCCATCACAACGAAGGGCTAATAGTACTTCTACTGGTTGCATGTATTCACACCTCTCTTAAAAAAATCCCCATACTTTTAC